GGACAAGTTACCAGGGCACAACTTGCCGGGAACGTCTTTCAAAAGTTGGTGGAACGCTCAGGCAAGGGCCAAGTATTCGATCCCGTCAAAGCTGTGGCTGTGTTCAAGCAGATGGACCCCGAGTTAAGAACGCGTTTGTTTGGTTCAAGTGCAGCAGAAATCACACAGGGCTTAGAGACAATGGCGATCGCTACGGGCAACGCCACGCAAGCAAAGAACATGGCCAGCGCCCTAACCGATGCCACCAAGTTAGCCCAGAGCCGATTTGAGTCAATGGTCGCGCAGTCGAAGATGGCCAAGCAGATAGCACAGTCCGTGCAAGCCCAGGCCAAGGCGCAGATTGGGCCAGCTCAAACAAACTATAACAATACACTGGCACAAGCAGGGGTAGGACAGAAGCTCCTAGAAACACGGGCCATGCGCTCAGCATCTTATGGTGGTGGTCCGGGCGGCAGCTTCATGAAGATCATTGGAGCTGAGGAAATGGTACGCGGCGGGTTAAACCTGATAGGCGGCAATCTCGGGATTGGAAGTTCTCAGCTTTTACGCGGCGCCACATTAGCTGTACCTATTCAGCTTGCTCGCATGTTTGCCTCACCGATGGGAAAAAGCGTGGCGTCAACGCTTGCCACTGTTGCCAGTCCAGGTACTCAAGCCTATGCCAACGCCACAAGTGATCTCGCTAACTGGATGCTACAGGATCAGATTGCCCATGCAGGTGCCGGTCAAGTAGTGCAGCAAAGTAAGAAGGATTATGAGAAGGAATTCCAGGCTGCAATGAAAGATTCAAGCATTCCTATAGATGAGAAAATTAGACGGGCTATGGAAAAAGACCAGAATTATCAAGCACCACACAGGGGAAATCCCTATGTGCAGTCAGGGTCAAGTAGGTAAAAAGTAGCGCAGACACAGGATTGCGCCGAGCATCCAAATAATAGGGAATTCGGTAAGAAGAAAAAACGAAGTCACAATTAAGAGGAAAAGGAACATATAGCCTGAATATACCTTAACCACGAATTAAGCAATGACCATACCCCGGCCCGGCCAGGCTGAGGTATTGGCCGAACCTAAAAAGATAAGGGCTGTCCTGTGATCACAGCATGGGATGGCCCTTTTTCTTTTTGGGGCCACTGAGAAAAAATGAAACTATTTCACACAACTTCTAACTCTTCGCCGCCGCCGATTATTAGCCTGTTCCTTCGGCGTTGCCCATCGGCAATTTGCCGGCTCATAGTCGCCATTATTATTGATCCTATCAAGCTGCAATCCCGCAGGACGATTCCCCATATCAGCAAAGAAGTTTTCGAATCTTTGCCAACGGTCACACACTTTAATGCCTCGTCCTTTGTATCTGTCGGCCGCATGATTGCGCGGGTTCTCGCAGCGATTGCGCATACCAGCCCATATTCTAAATTCGACGGAATTACTCATGCCGTGGCGAAAATTAAGTTTTTGAATCTTCTCTACTTTTACACATCCACAGCTTTTAATAGCATTCCAATAGGTAAGATTGTTGGCGGCTACAGAAGTCAGCTTCCCACAATCACACCTACAAAACCACATGACGCGCCTCTGTGGACCTTGTCGTTCTGGACTCATTCCAATAACCACAAGCCGCCCAGAACGTTTGCCAGTCAAATCTTGCAACTTCATTTATTGTCCTTATTCCTTCTCTTGTTTTTACCATGTGTTAATGCTTTTGGTCAAACCGATACCGGGTTTTTTGTGAGGGCGGATTGCGGAACTTTAACTCCAACCAACAATCAAACCTTGTGTTTGCAATCGACTACGGTGAGCGGGAGAACTGCAGGTGTTGTTTATGTTTATACATCCGGTGCTTGGACTTCCACCTCGTCAATAGGTTCTGGGGACGTAACTGATGTGCTCGGCACCTCTTCAGAAATTACAAGCACTAATAGCGGCGGACCAGCTCCGACTCTTTCAATTGCAGATACCTTCCGAATCACAGGTCATGCTGTGACTGCTCCGGTCAAAACTGGTACGTCTCTTCCTGCTACATGCACAACAGGAGACTTGTTTTTCAAAAGTGACGCGACGGCAGGAAGTAACTTTTATGGATGCACGGGTACAAACACTTGGACACTAGAAGGCGGGACTACCGCAGCGGCATCTAGTGTCACGTTTACACCTAATGGGACAATTTCTTCAGTTAACGTTCAATCCGCTGTGCAAGAAGTTAGGGATGAGGCGCAACCACTTGATGCTGACTTAACCGCCATTGCCGCCCTAGCGACCACTGGGTGCACGGCTAGAACAGCAGCAAATACCTGGGCCAACCGCACGCTTACCGGCACCACTGGCAACATCACAGTAACTAACGGTGATTGTGTGGCGGGTAATCCTACCTTTGACCTTGGCGCCACGGCAGTCCAGACTGATCAATCGAATACCTGGACAACTGGCGATCAGAGCATGGCTGCCGCAGCATCTTGGACAATGCCGGTAGCTACGGGCGCAGCTCCTACGGCAAACGGCAGGTGTGCTTATGATTCAACCGCGAACCTAATTAAGTGCGGGTTTAACGGCACTACCCTCACGCTTTCCACAACCAGCGTGACACAACCGCTCAGCGCAATTTTAACATCAATGGCAGGTCTATCCGGTGGACCGCCAGTTAATGCTCAAATTCCCTATTTTACTGGCGCGACCACAGTGAGCTTGGCGCAGTTTGGCCTTTGCGTGGACAGCGGCGGCCAGCACGTAAACATCACTTCAGTTTCTCCGCTTACCTTTAGCTGTGGCACTTCAAGCACAGGCGGGATTAGCGGAGGGACAATCAATAAATATTCGAAGTATTTAAGCGCCACGACTCTGGGGCCAGGGATCTCCACAGACGATGGGACCAATGTCACCATCGGCGGCGGCTTGATCGTCGGTGCCACTCCTTGGCTGATCGTGGACACTTCAGCCATTGCAGCCAGTGATAAAACCTGGACAGTCCTAAACTTCAGTGGAACGGTTCGGCCTTCGACGGGCGTATTTACCCCTGGCAACATTGTAACAACCAATGCCAACGGGTTGTTGATTGATGGTGGCGCGGCTGGCGCAGGAACGTGGACCGATGCAAGTGCAAATACGGGAACAAATAAAATTCTAGTCGATTCACTTGCCGGTGGAACGAACACACTGACCCTTGGCATTAGCGCTTCCTTTGACGGTGGTTCACTCACGGCAGACGGCACTAACTGCCAAGACCCCGTTAAGGTCACGATAAACTCTGGGCCAGCTCAATATGCCATTTTGTGTGCAACGCCAAACAGCGCCCAATTCGATGCAGTTCTTATTGATCTTAAGCATGCGCTAGCAACGATTAAGGTGCGGCTCAAGGCAAACGATACTGTATCCACGCAAACCCTTGCGGGAACATTTAAAGCTCAATGTAGAGCAACCGGGACAGCACCGAGCTCGACGTGGGGCAGCACCCAAACGGTGAGCATCACATTGACTACATTAAACACTACCTATGAGGGGTTGACGGCAGCCATCACTCCCAACGGCACATGCTCCGCTAATTCGGATCTTTACATCAGATATAACGCTACGGGGGGATCTAATTCAGCGACGACAAGAATTTTGGGGCTAGGGATAGAGCAGCAATCATGAAGATCTTACCAGTTCTTTTCATCCTTCTATTCCCTTCGCTGGCATCGGCAGCTTGCCACGTTTACTTTATGCCGGCGGTTAGCACTTCTGATTTTGTTCAACCTAAGTACAGTTTCTCCACATCAGGCTCGTTTATACCATTCGGTGGACAAGGAATTTATTTAGCTGCCGCTGATATAGGCAGTACTGAGGACGCAGCTTTAACAGCCAATGCCGATGTTACCGCCGTTCCCGATAACCTAGATCAGCAGATAGGCGCGGGAGCTCTCGCTAAGATTCAAACCGCACTAGAGAATCGCAACATTCCTGCTGGCTGGTTGACGGCGGCAACGACATACAGATCAGCATTGAGAACCATTGTTAATATGTTCAAATTCTTTCAGAAGTTTATCGCCGTGACCCATATCACCGTGCCGGTCATTACCGGGGCGATCACTCTAAACAGCACATTCAATTCACTCAGCGCAGCCAATCGCCAGCGGCTCATCGATACGGCTACGGCGTTAAGCTTTGACACTTCCGGGCTCACGGGCGCGGCAACCATGCGCCAGATTCTCAAGGCCATAGCCGATCAATATGGCTCTCCACCAGTAGTCTTGGGGTGTGTGACGATATGAAAAGGCTTTTTCTCTCTCTAATTTTTGTCCTGTGCTTGGCTACCAACTCATGGGCGGTTACAGCATCGGACACTTTAGCATCCTATGGCGATGGCAACTTGAGCGTACTCAATGCCAACTGGCCGATCCTAAATATCGACGAGGGTTCTTTGTTTATTGCGTCGGGATCGGCAGATGTGGATGTTTTCTTTGGTAGTAACTATCGAGGTGATATTTCGCCCGGTGCTAGCCAGTTCTCTCAGGTGCAAATAACACAGCTTAACGTAGTTAACGAGGCATGGGTTAAACTATTCGTCAGAGCGCAGGCGGCTGATTCGATCACCGATACTTATATCTGTGTCGCTGTACGTAACGCTCAAGGTTCTCCCTACAGCATAGGGACGACATCTGTAATCTCAGTTGTTTCAGGTACTATCGAATCGCTGATTGCCTCGGAGTCATCAACGAGTTGGTCGGCAGGCGACACCCCGAAGTGTGCCATGACCGGGACAACCATCACCATGTACCGCAATGACGTTGCATTGCTCAGCACCACGAATGGCAGCTACGCCACCGGTAATGTTGGGTTTGGATTATTTTCAGATCGTTACTCTGGCGGAGATACGTTCCTCAATAACTGGCTTGGGGGTGATATCTCGGTTGTTGGGACCGCTAGGCATAGGCCGGTGATTCAATGAAGAGGCTTCTACTTGTTTTATTTTGGTTGATTTTATCGTTGCCAGTTTTCGCGCAGGCAACGACACGCTACGTCATTCCTAGCGCTGGGGGTACGGGATGCTCAAACGGTTCAACTAATTATCATGTTGGAAGCAACACATGCAGCGGTGGGGCGGATCAGGTCGTTTATACCACGATCCTCAATGGCCTTAACGCGATGAACGCTTGCGACACATTGACTATCCGCGGGGGAAATTACACCGAGAAGCTCGACGTGACGGGCTTTACTTGGCCATGCTCCTCTTATAATTCTCCGACTCTAATCCAGGGACAGCCCGGCGAAACAGTTACCTTAACCCCAGCTAGCCCAGATGCGACGATTCACACCAATGCCGAAGGCACATGGCCGGCGATAGCTCAAACTTACATAATATTTAAACATATCAAAATCGACGCACGAAACCTGAACCCACATTTCGGAAACTCTGCTACTTCTATTAGTCACTTTACGCGATTTGATGACATTGATATCTGCTGCGTTGGCGATAATGCGGGAACAAACCGGATAAGTGGGATCGGGGTTCAAGTCGGAGATGATGTAGAGATCATCAACTCGAATATTCACGATTACGGATTGAATTTTTTTCAACCCTTCAACTATACCCAAGCCGATATTGATAACGGCACGGCGCTCGGCGGGTTTGGGTTTTATGGCGTCTATTGGGGTGGCGCTAATGGAGTGCTGCGCAATACTACGTTTTCAAACATCGGTGCGTTTTGCATCCATCAGTACTCTTTTACCCATGTTTCAGGCCTGGATAATTTTTTGGTGGAAGGTAACACCTTCAAGAATTGTGGCGGGTATATGTACAATTCCCCAGCTTCGGGAACTCCTCCAGGCTTTATCTTTCCTGGCCAGAAAGCTAGCACTGTGGCAATTCTAACTTCGGGCCATAACGCTATCTTTAGGAACAATCTATTAAATGGAAACCTCTTTGGTGAAGGAGTGGTCGTAACGTTTTTCTCGTCGGGCTTCCAGATTTATAACAACACAATCAGGGGTATGAGCACGTCAGGTATTTTTGTTGATGGTGGTCCGACAAATTTGTCCATTCACGATAATATTGTAGTGGACAACGGAATTAATTTCTCTAACGGCGACAATCCTGGAACTCCCACATACACTAGAAACCTGTGCTCCGCCGCTGGCGGGACACCATCCCCGCAATGCACCGGCAGTCTTACAGAACTATCGTCAGCCACCTTTGTAAACAATACGAATGATTTTCATTTGAAGGCTGGCAGCAAAGCAAGAAATGCCATTCCTTTAGGGCAATGCTTGACAAGTGTTGACGTTACTGGACTTGCTCGCCCACAGGAAAATTTATGTGACATTGGTGCTTACGAGTTTGCTAGTGCGAGTAATGTACCGCCGACAATTACCATTGGGGCAATCGCTGGTCTGTCGTCGTGCACAACAGTTGGTTCCGTGACCACCTGCAATACGGGCAACTCGACAATAATTCCGCTGGGCACAGCAACGGATTCAGACGGGACTATTTCGAGCGTTGCTTATACCTGCAATAGATGTGGGGCTAGCAGCGGAGCCGGATCAGGAAGTGCGTCCTTGACCCTACCAAACTGGACTATCGGAACCATTCCCGTTCCGATTCAGCTCCATGCGGGGATAAACACTCTCATCATAACAGCAACAGATAATGGTGGGGCTGCAACTGCACGGACTTTAGTTGTAAATTATACTCCTACTTTTCCAGGTAATACGATGGCTCTAGGCCTAGCCTGTGATGAGGGATCGGGCACAACTTGTGCTGATTCCAGCGGCAATGGCAACACGGCGACCCTCATCAGTGGAGCTACGTGGACCACGAGCGGTCGATTCGGCAAAGGGGTTGTATTAGATGATGCCCTACATCAATACATCAACGTGCCTGATTCTAACTCACTAGATTTTACTCAGTCATTCACGCTCTCTCTTTGGGCGTTCCCAACAGCTTCCATGACCGGCTTCAACGCCTTAATAACTAAAGGCGATGCGCTTCAACGATTGTACGCCAGCGCATCAAGCGATAGCTGCTCTGTAACAGGCAACGGCAGTCCCTTTGGAATCTTCAAAACTAACGGGATTCTAGGCCCTGACTTTCAAGTTTGCGGAACTCCACCACTGGCAATAAATCAATGGTCATATGTGGCCCTGACATATAACGGTTCTGTACTCAGCTTGTGGGTTAATGGCGTGTTGGCCAATAGTATCTCCGGTGCCGGGTTAATGGAACCAAGCGCGTTACCTTGGCAGATCGGCGCCAGCCAGTTCGGTGAATATTTTAAGGGGGTCGTGGATGAAGTAAGATTGTATAACTATGCCATCCCACGCTTCAGCGGCGTGCAGAACGCGGCAGGCATCGGCGGCGCATGTATAGCCGGGACTATTCCAGGATCGCCCACGGCAGGCAACATTTATTTCCTTGACCCGCCGTCAATAGTCAGGGACATGGCCTGCGGTATCACGCCAGGGGCGCCGCCACTAGCAATCAAAATCCCAGCCAGCGCAACAGGGTTAAAGCTATCAGGTGTAGTCAAGTTTGGATCGAGGTAAATTATGACCAATGACCAGATTACGGCGATCATAACGGCACTGGCAACAATAGCGACGACTATCTATGCAGCGTGGAAAGCGTCTCAAGCTTCGAAAGCAGCGAGTCAGGCTGTTACGGCAGTCAAGGCTGTAGACGTTAAGGTTGATACGGTTACAGACCAAAACGACAAGCAGCAGGACAAACTTGACGAGGTTCACAGCCAATGGAATTCACGCCTTGATGAATGGAAAAGGGACCAAGCTAAGGCTACGGCGGCGGCAATTGCAACGGCACTAGAGGCGGGCAAGAAGATAGGTGCTGATGAACAGCGAGCCATAGCCGAACAAAAGGCCAAGGATGTTTTGCTTGCGGTAGACGATAAGGAGAAAAAACAATGAGTCTATTCATTCGTGTTCTTTATGTATTGCTAGCTATCGCCTTTGTGGTGTTGGCTTACTACGTGGTGATTTGGGTACTAGCAATGTTAGGGATTATGGTGCCGGACCATATCCTCAAAGTTGTCTTTGTGATCCTGGGGTTGCTGGCTGTGATCGGTGCACTTAGCGGTCGGTTTGATAATTTCTGGAGGGCTTAATGGCTAAGCTAACCGGACAGTGGGTGTGGGTGGATAAACGGTTAACCAAACTAGAAAAAGTACTGGTTAATCAGGTGATGGGGATTGGGAAAATTGTTGCAGACATTAATAGAAAGGTAACTAAAATGGCTGATGATCTAAAGGCAGCAAATGACGCATTGGACGCAAGTGCGCAGTCTCTTACAGACATAAGCGCGAGTCTCAGTAACATCGTGGCTGATGAAGCCAAGTTGAGTACGCAGATTGCCGACTTGCAGGCTCAACTGGCAGCTGGCGGCGGTGTCTCGGCGGCAGATATGGCAGCATTGGCTAGTAAAGCCCAGGCTAACCAAGCCGCGTTAAAGTCAGTAGCAGATGCAGCAAAGGCCGCAGCGGATGCGATACCTGATTAAACTTCTCTGTCTTGCTGGAGGTTTGGGAATAGCAATTAATGCCCAGGCCTTCAGCGACACCGCAACCCTCACCTGGACAAACAACGATACCAGCCAAGCTATCAGGGGCTCACGCATAGAGGTATCCAAGGATGGCGGCCAAACCTGGGCAGTGGCATATACAGTAGGGCGCGGGGTAACCACAAGGATTGTGCTGCTCCAGGCTGGGCAAAGGTGGTGCTATAGGGTCAGGGCTTATACTAATGCTGCGCAATCAGATCCATCAAACGTCACTTGTGCTACAGTGACAGTGACGACAGGTTAGGGAGGGTTATGGTTAAACTAAGTGTCATTTTGGCCGTGTTCTTGTTCGCTTCAGTTGCCGAGGCTCAGATCGTGACCTGTGTTCCCACTTACGCCAAGGGATGTGTGCTTACCTTGTCTTGGCAAAACAACCCTGCACCAGATGGTGCCTATCTAGGCTTGCATGTTTGGCGCAAGCTCAACACGACAACTTACCCAACGACACCATTTGCCACACTAGGTCCTAACATTACGAGCGTAGTGGACACAACCCTGGCGCAAAGTCCTACCGTAGCCAATAATTATACCTACGTGGTGACGGCCTTTAATAGCTCAGTTGTTGGCATTAACCAGGAATCACAGGTGTCAAACGAGGTTGCCTACACCGTGCCAGTGTTGCCTGTGATTAATGTTCCTATCGCGCCTTCTAATGCGAGGTTACAATGAAATATTTATGGATTCTGTTGCTGTTATGCTCGGGTTGCGTCGATATGTTTACCGCCAAAACACAAGCCACTTACACCATATCACCGGACGGCAAGACAATCTCTTACATCTCGAATAAAGAACAGCAAGGGTTAAAACTCCACCTTGAGGAAGTCAACGGCAAACCGACTGTCGTAGACATCTCCGTCGATAAAGCCGACACACAGCAAGAGGCAATCGCAGCGGCGCTCCAGACTCAGCTCGGGTTACAGCAGATTATTAAGGGATTGTTAGATAAGGCAGCGCAGGGAGGAAAGTGATTCTCTTTGCTGCCGGGTTTCTTGCGGGGATTGTCTTTATTATATTCGTATCGATGTTTCTAAGATGATTCTAGCACTACTTTTAGCCGTTCAAATTCTCATGGGAGAAGTAAAGCGCGACCCGCACCAGGTAGTTCTATTCCGCAAGGATAACCCTTGTCCCTCAACTGGCCACACAATAGGTGCTTGTCCTAATTATGTTGTCGATCATATCGTGCCGCTGTGTTGGGGCGGCGCCGATTCTCCTAACAATATGGCTTGGGAAAAGCAGGCAGACTCATACAAGAAGGATGTGTTCGAGCGGCAGGCCTGTGCGATGAAAAACAAGAAGTGAAAATTCGTTCCCGGCCCAAAAAACAAAAAGGAGTCTTATGAAGCGTGGGCCATCGAAGATATTTGATAGAGTCAATAATCGGCGCTGTGAACTCATCAATAAGAAATTTGGTGAAGGGTTGTCGCCTCGCGAAGAAAAAGTTTTTGATTATATTCAAAATCACACTATGAATTTACTTGATGAGCTACATTTTCCAATGCCCTGGCGTGGATTAGAGGAAACCATATGGAGGTTTAAGCAAATTCGCCGCGTAATGTATCCGAAAGGCGAGAATTATCCTGGTTAAAGGAGTCCGTGGGGCTGGCTTGCCACGTGCCCGGCGCAGTTCCGGCGGTTGTAAGCCCTCCCCACGTATTAGCTAATAGAACTACGTTCGCATATTAAACTAAGTTGTCAATGATTTTGGCTAATCTTGAATCGTTTTTAATTCGTCACGAGGGGAACCGGCTCAAACCTTACCTTGATACCGTGGGCAAGATCACCATTGGGATAGGCCGTAACCTTACCGATGCTGGTATCTCGCCGGCCGAATCTCATTACCTGCTGTGCAACGACATAAGCAAGACAATCGCCCAATGTCGGCAACAGCTTCGGTGGTTTGACTCGCTTAATGGACCTCGGCAGATGGTAATCATAGATATGGTTTTCAATATGGGGATTGGCCGTTTTCTAGGCTTTCATGATACTATCGCTGCGATTGAAGAGGGAGATTACAAGCTTGCAGCTTCTCGGATGCTTGACTCGAAATGGGCATTGCAAGTTGGGCAGCGCGCGCTTGAAGACGCAAACATATTTTTGACCGGGGAATATGTTGAAGGGACTGTTTAGGGTCTGTGGGCACGTCTTTCGCAGACACCGTTGATTGAGTCGCTATAAACCCACCGCTTGCTCTCTTGCACTCGCTCGGCAGATGGGGCGGCAAGCAGTTTAGAGAAGCAACGTATTGCCCTGCAAGCTGGCCATTGTCATTTAAACCGTTGATATCATACTGCGCAATGAGTCCATTGATCGTAGGCGGCAAGCTAATTAGATAGAACGCACCATCATCCACGAGATACCAACCGAACTGTCCTATCTCATTGGTGTAAAGCATGACGCTTTGCCCCAAGTTATTCAGATCCACTATCTCAACACTCGAGCCCCCAGGCATAAAGTCAAATGAGGGCGGGAATGGAAAATCCCAAATCCCGTTGTCATAGATAAACCAATAATGGGCCACGGTGTTGAACGTGTTGGGGTCGTACATGGTGAAGTCACCCAAAATCTGGTTGTGATTATTAATTGCCCACAAGGTTGTATAGCTATTCGCCACGGGCACATCAAACGGCAGATATAGATTTTGCGAGGAGTTATTGTACCAGCAAAAACCATGGATCCGGGTAGGACCGAACTGGTTAGGGTTTGTGAACGGGTTGACGTACTGGCCGCACACATCACCGTAATCGTTGGCACCAAAGCCGAGGGTGCTCTGAGCGCCTGGAAACATTAGCAGGGTGTATTGACCGATCTTGTTAAACAAAAACCCCATCTCATTACCGGCACTATCCGCGCATAGGCCGGCTGCATCGGCGCGGGCGTTGATTGTAGTAGCTCCTACCTGAGTAGGCCCGCCACCACAGTCAAGCGTTCTAGTTTGGCCATTGGTGTAGCGGACGGCGTTGGCCATGACTAGATCACCGTTGTTGTTGATGTCCTGTAAGGCGACCGCGGTCGTTTGGATAGTGTAAGGTATGACTTGAGAATAGGCAGGGATGGCGATCAACAGCAGCAAGACAGGTAATAGTAGTTTGGCAGCGTCCTTTTTCGCTGCCTCTTTCATTTCCTCCCGCCAAACATGCACGAGCCCATTAAACACTTGAATCAGGTTAGCCATATTATGACCCCAGGCTTCCAAATCCTTTAAAATCTGTTCCATCTTCTTTTATCTTTCCTCCATAAGCTCACTCTGATAATCATTGCGTCCGATATATTCAAGTGCTCCCTTAAGTCTGCTCACTTCGGGTAGTTCCATGAATGCCATAAAAAATAATGCCTCAACTTGAAAATACTTGTTGACTAATTAGTAATTAGCCATTATATATTGACCATGAGTAAAGCACATAAAGGAGCCTATAGCATATGAGCATCGATAAAACAAAGACCTGTCTTTTACCTCACTGCAAGAAGCACCCGTTTTGCCGTGGGCTTTGCCGGGATCATTACCAATACGCCATGCTGCGAGCCCGGCAAGGCAAGATCGATCTGAAGGAACTTGAACGACTTGGTAAGATTCTCCCGAAAAAGACATCAGGTATGGCGACCAGCAAATATTTCGCTGACGCCGCCGTATGAGGGACATGAACAAAAAGAAGGCTCACGACGCTCGCCGTCACCGTGAGCGCATGGCAAAGGATCTCAAGTATCGTATGCGTAAAATCTTCAACACCATAAATCACCGCTGCAATACGACCCAGCACAAATCGTCGAAATACTATAACGGCAAGGGCATTCAGAACTTCCTGACGGTGAAGGCTCTCTGCGCGTTGTGGCAAATGTATGACGCTGGGAAAATGGTGAGGCCTTCGATAGATCGTTACAACTCCGATGGACATTATGAGATTGCTAACTGTCGATTTGTTGAACTGTCGGAGAATGTATCGCGTGCAGCTCGTAAATACTGGCGTGCGCAAGAACTGATGAGGGTGGGGCAATGACAATAGGTACACTTATCTGGCTTTTGATTTCCTACGTTCCAATACCAACAGGTGGGCAAACCATTAAGGTAGAAGCTCACATAACTAAGCAGGGTTGCCAAGCAGCTGTGAAAAAATTGGATAAAATTGAAGCTTGGTGCGTTGAAGCAACCTTGAAGGACTGACATGAAAAAGCTAAGCGAGGAAGTGGATGAGCTGTACATCAGGTTTATGGCTATCTACCCGGCTTCACCGGCTGATTCGCGTGATCCCAAATGGGTTGAATGTGTTGCGCTGTTTACTGAGATCATTTCGGCCTTGGAAAAGATCGAAAAGGAAAGGGGGGAGAAGTGAACGAACTTTGCGACTGCAAACTTAAACGCATTACCAACATTCACGGTTATTATGATCCTGAGATAGTCTACTGCTCTGTTCACGCTCACGCCTTTGAAACCCTCGCCGCGCTCAAGGCGATAGGCACCTTGCCTGATGGGTACTGTTTTTGCCCGGCAGAGCTTGTCAAAAATAATATAAAGACTGGCAACGTGATCCACACTGGCGAATGTCTCCAGGCCCAGGCCGCGATAAAAGCTGCTGAAGGTGACAAATGAAACAAGGTAATCCAATCCTATGTACCGAAGCCTTGCCGTGTCCATTTTGCGGAAGCACACCGGAGATTGAACCTTGGCATGGTGGGGGACCAAGAAAACGAATGATAGCCTGCGCCGACGATTGGTGTGCCGTTTCTCCCCATGTAACCGGCAGTACGAAAGCCGTAGCCCTTGAACGGTGGAATTGCCGCCGATCTGCCCAGGCCGCGATTCGGGCGGCGGAAGGAGAAGGCAAATGATTGAAAAACTTTTCAATAATCCTCATCTACTCCATCAAACCGCTGATAGTGACAGCGATCTTCCCGAAGCTCCTATAGCAGGCTGCATTGATGCCAATGGGACAATGGTCCTCTCACAAGAAGGCCGTCACATTTGCATCAACAATAAGTCTGTCCCGGAACTTTGTAAATTACTCAAGCAGCTTGCTACCGTTCCACCAGCAAAGAAATAGTCACATGAAACCCCAAACCACATTTGTCTACCTCGACAGCACAACGATTCACGCTGTACCCCATGCCCTCGGCCCCTCGCCGGATGATATCGCAGACCACATGGAAGTCATTTCTAACGGCATCGAGGCTGGCGGTAGCTCGTTTCAGTTGAGTGATGGTGGTCTGATTTATCTGCTCCTCTTCTTTGTTATTCTTATCGTGCTGAGTCATAAGCCTAAGAGCCAACGGCGTGCCACAACAAAAAACTATGGAGGTTAACAATGGGAGACGGAGATCAGCGGTTATGCGAGCGATGCAAAGGAAGGAACGGAACGCTAGCCGAGTATGATGTTCAACAAGACGATCAAACGCTGCCACCGCAGCATGTATGTAAATCGTGTGCTTGTGATGCCATGAAAATTAAAGGCTTGAGGGTTTGGAAGAGAAGGGATTAGGGCGGTAACGTCCGGTGTCGTTATGGCACTCGCCTAAAACTATGAGATTAACACACGGAGAGAACTGTTGGTCTGTTTTTGAACTAGCCGCCGATTACGGAAAGGGGAGAATATGACCGATTCATTTGAGTACATTAGAAACTATTATCACGTGCCGGCAAGACGTGGCGCTATCGTCACTTATAAGGGGCAACGGGGCAAGGTGACAGGCACGAGCGGCCAATATGTATTGGTAAAACTCGACTTTCCGAAACATTCGTTACCGTATCACCCTAAAGATCTTCAATGGGAGCAGGAGTAGGGGCCAATCGTCACAAACCGAGGGAGGACAAAGCGATGAGAATAGATTTAGGCAGAATGACAGAAGAAGAGATTTTTGAGCTAGTTCAAGAGGCCATTCCAAATTTAAAGGAAGAACATTTATACCCACTCTTGGACTTGATAGCGGAGACAACCACGAAAGAGGAAGCAATAGCCCATTTGGAGAAAGGAAAATCCGATGGCTAGACAAGATCCAACTGGCTCAGGCCATGATAGGGAAGTTGAGCAAATTGAGATGGCTAAACTAGAGCTACACGTGGAAGGAATATGCGACGGCTATCCTAAATGCCTGAGTTGCGTAATCGAGGATACCGAATGGCGAAACCGTGAGGCGGCAAACCTTCTTTTCCCGCAACCCACGACAGAGCTAGACCAGCTCAAGGTTTTGGATTGGGCTTTTGACAGGATTATTGGGAAGCGATGAGCACAATATTCTCCGCTCCTGCCATACTTACCCGCATAGCCTACCTCAAAGACGGCGGCCTATCTCTAGGCTTCGCCACCAATGAGCTGAGCGACGAGGACAAGGTTATCGCCTCGCGATTTCATCAGAAATTTGGGTGGGTGTGCTTTAAAGAGAATCAGTTTGTTGAAGAGGATTTGCCGACTACCGATGCCACGGATGAACAGAAGTCACCAGCACAAAGATTGAGGGCGGCGCTATTTGTTCTCTGGAAACAGCAAACCGATGGGCAGGAAACCAAAGAAGAGTTTGAATACTTCTATCGCCGCCAAATGGAAAGGGCGATCAACAGAGTGAAAAAACTTTTAGATTAAGGAGAAAAAATGCAAGTAACAGTGACGGCAGTAAGCGATGTAAGGAGCGACAACCGGGGCGTTTCGTCTAAAATAAAATGTGGAAATGACGAATACTACGTTAATGAGGATGCAACACCACTAATAGGCAAAACTGTAGAAATAACTTACGAGGATAAAACCAGCAAAAAGGGCAATAAGTATAAAATAGCCAAGATCGTAAAAGTTCTTGAGGGTGTCGCACCTGTCAACGGCAATGGCAAGGTTACATGGGAGAACTACAAAAAGGTTGCACAGGCGGCTCACACGCTAGCCCTTGAACTTGAGCCGGACGGACCAGGCGAAAGTGGAATAGTTGTTGACCGATCCGAAGCCCGCGTATCCCTCGTTCAAACAATATTGGTTGCGCTTCGGGATGGAAAGATAGAATTGCCCGAAGGCGACGACGATATCCCCTTTTAGGTGACACATGCACGAAGACAATGAAATGTATCCCTGCGAAACCTGTATCGAAGAGGAAGAACAACGGCAAATTGAGAGGGGGGCGAGGGACTTTGTTAAGTCTTGGCGTAAGGGATGGAACGCAGCCATTGATGAGTTGATTCAGGAGTTTGATTCAGAGTGGGTGAAGAACATCATCAGGGCGCGGAGGATTAAGGAATGATCGCAAACGTCGCCATTGGGCGCATAAGCGGAAGGACGGGATATCTCTATTATCATAGAAGCATTGGAGAGTTTGTACCGCGCCGAAGCCGCCAAACGCCAGCTTGAGCCGGTTGACCCATTTCGCGCCTCAAGCATGGGGCATTGCATACGCCAAGGTTGTTTTGACCTGCTTGGGCTCAAAGGTGAGCCCCTGCAGCCTCGGCGTGTGGCGGTGTTTAAGCATGGGGATTTAATTCACAGCGCACTCACTGATGACTTATGCAAGGCATTGGGTTGGCGTTGGGTGCCTGGGCCAGACTTTGAGGATTGTTTTGTTGAGATCGACGGCGCCAAGATTAGCTATCACATTGATGGCGCGTTTCAACTAGATGGTATTGCGCATACTGGATCAGGGTGGATCGGCATAGTCGAATTCAAATCAATGAGTGATTACGCCTTTGAGAAGGCCAAGAAAGGAGAGATAGACCATGTTTACCTTTGCCAAGCTTATATTTATTGTGTTGGGAGTGACTTTAATCCTGTCGTATTTATTGCATACCGGAAAGAAACCTCTCACATGGTGGAGATCGTATTTGATAGAACGGCGACTGAGAAGATTGTTACGCAAAGACTTACGGGTGACCCCATTACCCTTGCCAAAGAAGATCCGCTAATGCTCACCGAGATCCGCACGCCGTTTGATCCTAGTGTGGAAGAGTATGTTAGGAATCGCATAAAGTGGCTCAAGTTGACTAAAGAAGTGCAAGAAGACGTGGAATTGAATCGTTTGACGTTAAAAGCCTATGACAGTTTAGCTGATTGGGCTTTAGAAGATGTGCCCGGCGCGGATGCTGTGGAGAACGAAACAGTAAAAATTCAAGGCCAAGCCAATGCAGTTACATTTGAACATGACAATCCCGAAGTAAAGGCCGTAGGTAAAAATGGCTCATGGTTTAGCTATGAAACCGGCCGGCGTATCCTCGGATTTCCCTGCAATTATTGTCGTCACCTGAAGACAGATTTTCCCGAGGCTAGAATGGAAATGAAAGGGGACAAGCCCATATGGGTGATACCATGAAACTTAAAACAAAACTTTTATTTGGGCAGCCGGCAAGCAGATAATAAACCTGGATAGTAAACAAATGAACTGGCTTTGCTGTAACTTGCGAAAGGCGAACCAAAAATGAGCCAAATGAGCCTAGAAATCATTTATCACGGCATCCATATTCCCGCATGCCGCTGCCAATATTGCCCAGCTCTTTGCTCTAGCCGTGTGGCTATGATTGTCCACGAGATTAGACATGAATACGCTTTGGCTAGGATTGCCAAGTTTAGGCTGGATACCAACCTCCGCCCCAACAGCAGCCGCTACATTAACCCGGTGCGGCATTCGGTTAGGCGATGCACCAGTTGCGGTGAACTCAAGCGGATTGCGGCTAAGAGCATGTGCGGGCATTGTTACCCGGCTTCGTTGAGGCCAAAATGACACATAAACCAAGACTCCTCGACCTCTTTTGCGGTGCAGGCGGCGCAGCAATGGGCTACCACCGCGCAGGGTTTGATGTGGTCGGCGTGGACATCAAGCCGCAGAAGCATTACCCCTTCGAATTTCACCAGGCCGACGCCATGACATACCCGCTTGACGGGTTTGACGTGATCCATGCTAGTCCGCCGTGTCAGGGATACTCGGAAGCAACTCCAATGGAGCACAGAAGCAAGACGCCGAAATTGATTCACGAAGTACGCAATCGATTTTACGGTGAGGGGGTTCCTTATGTTATCGAAAACGTAGAAGGTGCACGTAAGGAGTTGTATTCACCAATAATGCTTTGTGGCTCGGCGCTCGGGCTACCGATTTGGAGACATCGATATTTTGAGGTTAGGCCAAACTTTTTTAACTTGCTTCCCTGCTGCGATCATCGGCGGTATCCGATCACTGTTCACTCGGGGAGTCATACCAGAAAAACTTTTGTTCCTGTGCTGTGTACCGGAGGAGGCGATGGTAAGAGTAAGAGAGCTGTCCGCAAACATCACCGACCACGAGAATCGGCTGATGTTGTCAGGTGGGCAATGAGGATCGATTGGATGGTACAAGGCGAACTGACACAGGCCATCCCCCCCGTTTACACGGAATTCATAGGCAAACAACTTATGAAATACCTTGAAGTTTGCCCTAACTGCGGTGATGGTTCTGGTTGGCAATTTGTAAATCCTTACGGTTGGGTTGCTTGTGCCGATTGCAACGATGATATGAAGAAGCCAAAACCACTTAGGCCTATGATTGATCAACGTCGAGCAATCCGTAACGATGATCGATCCGGTTGAAAGGGCGGCATTGAAGGCTTTTTATCCCTGTGTCTGGAAACGTATTCAAGCCCTAGAGGAGCAGGTAGATACCAAGTGGGGCATGGGCGGGAAGATATACGACAAGAACCAGCTTTCATTGTTCTGCGCTGATTGTGATTCACCTAAATAATGTGCCAAACCGACACTTTGTGCTTGCCAATAAATTATTCTTGGGGTATGAATAGGTTGTTTCGTGCTTAGTCATCTCGGGGCTGGGCAGGTTCACGACTGTCCAGCCCCTCCCTCGTGAAAGGGAAATGAATTTAGATTCACAACTAATACTTGATTACCTAGGAAAGTTCTTCGCACTAACAGCGCTTGCTGGCCTTGTCGTGGGTTGCGCAATGGTATGGGCCACGCTGATATCCGGTATTGTGCTCGGCATTATTACCATCAAGGAATATTTCCAGGCTAAAAATTAGATGGATAAATCCAAACCAGGCCAGAAATTTATGAAAATAATTATAGGATTAGTTTGTGGATTGCTTCTTGGCTTTATCGCCACTATCGGTGCCCAGGTTGTTAGAACGTATAGGTGCGATGAAGCAAGGTGGACAGGCCCTGTAGAATTAACCGATTTTCACCAGACAATTGAACTAGGGTTTTGCCCTGATGGTTTAGTTTTGTGGAGGCCGCAGGCAAGAGAACATAATTGAGTGATGGATAAGTCCAAGCCCGGTAAAGCTCTCTCCCCCGAACTCAAAGCGGTTCTAGATCCCATCTATCGCCGCGATCCCATACGTTACCGTCACATTGCTCGGTTTGTTTGGCTTATGCAGAAGAGAAGCTGGCCGGATCAGGCAATAGCCCAGGCGTTTACTAATGCCGGTGAGCGGATCCACGAGGCAAGCGATTGGTGGGCTTATATGACCTCGCTAATGCGCAAGGCGTATAGGCAATCGTTTGAGGCGGAATCGGATGGGTATAAACGAGGTGATTTGAGCAAGGTAGGTGCCGTTTTGGCACGTATGGCAAACTGTAAATGATTTATTACGTTTACCCGAAGATTTTACCCTGGAAAGATTCGTTATCTCTGGAAAGTAATTTACCGTTCAGGATTTCATTGAATGGTGACAGGCCGGATGATTCGGCAGGTTTTCTGATGGTTTTTGAGACTATGGAAGCGTTTAACAAATTCGATGCTGGTGAAGGGTTAAACCCGGTCATTGTGTACCCAATTAAGCAACCTGATGAAGTTCAACCAAGTAAAGCAATGCCGGGATTGCCGGTATCGAAGTGACGTAGTGGACGATTGGATTAGTCATAGGCTTTTACACGTGGATTTGAATGACAAAGAGACTCCAATACTCACAACTTAGGAAGATGGCACTAGAGAAGCTTGGCGCTAAGTGTCGGCGTTGCGGCTTTAAGGATCGGCGTGCGCTTCAGTTTGACCACGTTCACAGTAATGGAGCCGAGGAACGTCGCCAGTATGGAATGCGCAATCTGGAGGTCATGTATGTCAAGATCATTGAAGGCAATACGACCGACTATCAAATACTTTGCGCCAATTGTAATTGGATCAAGCGAGCAGAGAAAAACGAGAATCGATTAGGTTCGAGTAATTACAGCAGGATTAAGCATAGGTCTTCATGGCGGGCAGACGTAAAATTGCCCGCCCAGGCAGTTCACGTTAACGGACCCGTCGCATCCGTCTTTAATTCAAGCAGCGGCCAGGAACCGGACCCCGACCAGAACAGGGGGCAGCGAGCCGGTTTTGATTTGGAACGTGGACCCCGAGATACAGTGTCAGAAGAAATACAAAAGCCAGGTGAACAAATGTCCAGCCTGGCTAATGTAACGACTGACCTATAACGGTATTGGCATACCTGTCCTAGTAATCTCACACCTCTCGTGGATTATCAATAGGGACAGAGAGGGAATCGCTACGGGAACGGGTGTGTCCTAAAGATTTGGAGGTGTGATGGACTTCGACGAGCGGGCGGAAGAGATAGTGGATTTTATGGTGTTTAACAACCGTGGGGATAGAGTTGATTTGATTGCCGCCGCGCTCCGTGAGGCTTATGAGGCAGGTTTACAGAAGGCAATGGACACGGTTGATAGGCGCGGGCTGGTTTCAATTAATCAGCTAAAGGCCCTCAAGGTGAAATCCTGATGGGCTTATTTGTTTGGGTTTTACTTCTCACAATTGGCGGTAACGATAATTACTTAGGTGTTTATAGGACTCAGCAATACTGTGAGATCATCATGGCAGGGCTCAAGATAGAGAAACCGGCGCGTGTGCTACGGTGCGAGAAGCAAGAGGTGAGGGGCTAATCAAAATGACACAATCAGAAGTCAACGCACACATGGCTAAGTTTAAGCCTACGCGGGCCCAGGAACGACGATTGGCCAAATTGACACCCAATCCCAGGCCTCAGCAGACTGATCGGCGGACCTCCCATAAGTACGGTGCCGTTAAAACCGAGATTGACGGGTATAAGTTTGACTCGAAGCGTGAAGGCGAAAGATACCGCGAGCTGGTGTTAATGATAGCAGCCGGCGAAATAAGCGGGTTAATTGTGCATCCGGTATGGCCGATCCGTCATAAGGATGTGGATATCTGCTTTGTCATTTTGGATTTTAGCTACTGGGATAAGCGAGCGAATACAATTGTGCATGAGGATGTGAAGGGTTTTGACACGGCGGTTAGCCGGTTGAAGCGTAAGTTACTGCTCGCCTTTTATGGAATTAATGTGAGGGTGATTAAATGAGCGAAGAACTTATTAGGCAAGCAAAGACAGTGTTTTCGGATCCTCATGCCGAGATTACCCGCCTCGAGCGGGAGAATGCTGAGCTGCAGGATAAGATAGTCGGGCTGGAAAAGGATAATAAACAAGCATTCGAGCTAGGTTGGCAAGCCGGCAATGATGCCCAAGAGTTGATGGAGGAGAAAATAGCTAGGTTGGAAAAGGTGGTGGAGGCGGCAAGCAAGGTTATGGCTGTCTACAATGACTTCCCTGATGGTGATATGTGCTTGGCCATGCAGGAATTTAGTGGATTGAATAATGCTATCGCTGACATAAATTATCCTTGCACAAAGGGCCAAAGTGGCACATAATGAATCCATGCCATGCCCATATTGCGGATCTGGCCCTTATCCTCATTTGACATCGTGTCCACTTTATAGACCAGTGAGCAAATGATCCTCGGCATTATCTACGGCCTGGTTGGGAGTTTTGTGTATTTCGTGCTGGTGATGTGGCTGGCGAATTATTTGATTCCATGAGGTGGGAGCCTGCCAGAAAACCCGCGTTATCTATCAGGCGAGGGGGGATTAGTCCCAATGAATGATGCCGGTTCCATGTGGCTTTGGTTCCATGCCGAACAAGTAACAAAACTGATCGCCGATCCACAATTCATCTAAATGCCAAATGCTATCAGGAAATTCTTGCAATCCTCTGACGATATCTTTAGTTGAATACATAACTAATCCTCCTCAATCATGGTTAGTTGGCTGGCGTCAATCCATTTTTGGCCCTGGCCACCGATCGGCTCGATCAGGGCATCAATGCGGCCAAAGGCTTTCTTTGTGTCTAGGATACGGACCGGGAATTTCATGCGGAGATTAGAGAACATAGCTGTTTTACCAATGAGATTAGATAGAGCAATGGTGCTCATTTGTGCGTGGAATTTGGCTGTGTCTTCTGGTGTGCGTTCAATCATGGGACACCTCGACGATCTTAGCCAATTGGGCCTTTGCGTTATCAGAAAAATCACGGGTATCAATAGTTTCCATAAGATGCTTCTTGCACTCACGGTAGAAACCAACGGAGTTGAGCTGGACTATGTCAGTTAGTACAGCATACCCCTTGCGTTTACAGCCAGCGAAAGCACAATGGCCACCGCGTTCAATTCGTATTTCCAATGTCATTTTCGTTCCTCCTTGGTTGAGCACGTTAATGGTTAGCACAGATGAGATACGCCAAGCCGCTTTGCATTTTCATAGGCTTGCTTTGTCTTCTCTTCAATGGCTCTCTGGCCTACTGTGGTTACAAAGACTGAGCCTAAATAGCGGTCTTCCTGCTGTAATGCGAACTCATAGGCTTTCACGGCTGCTTTCTGTTCCTTGGTCAACTTGGTTTCCATGTTCATGTCCTCCTTGCCTATTATACTTAGCAAGCACAATGCCAACGAGATTAATCAATGAAATCAATGCTAGGTGTTATAATTAGTAGGGATAACCAGTCAAACTTGTGTGAGGTTAATACGGATTAGTGGTTGACTAATCATACAGTTTAGGGAAGCACGGACTTAATATTTCATCGTTTAGGGGGCAATAATGACACCATTGAGTGAGGCTGCTAAGGCCGTGGAGCTGGTGGAGACGTTGGGGTATAGCAGTAGCAAGGCTGGATTGGTATTGGGCTTAGCTAAGCATAGTGTGACGGATATTATTAACGGGGTTAGTGGTTGGAATGAGCGCAAGCAGGAACCCCTCTTTGCACGCTACCGCCAGGAACAGAAAGCAATTCTCATCCATGCCATGACCCAATTGACCAGGGAAAGCCTGATTCATGCCTCGCAAAACCTTCATAAGGCCTCGTATTCACAGGCAATTGTTGGATCAGCCATTTTGATTGACAAGACAAGGTTGCTGGCCGGCGAGCCCACCGAGATCACCGCCAGCATTGAGCTTCACGCGGTGGGCAGCCTGGATAAGCTAGCGAATTTATTGAGCCAATCCCTGGTTGGCGAGGGCAGCATGGGGGCACCTATGGGGGCACCTGTGGACATTACCCCAACTAAAGTCTAATCATATCATATGCTTGCAAGGTTAGTTCTGTTCCTAGTTAGGCAATCACATTGAGTGTTAGAGTAGCGGATGGTATGGGCTTGGGGCGGCATGGGCTTCCCCCCACCGTCATGTGGGTTCGCCAAGGAGTCCTTTCTCCCCACCACAACATTAAAAAAGGCCAAATAAGTGAATGAATACAAGGTTTATCCTCCACCTGGGCATAAATCCTGTGAGCACACCCGAGGCCACTGCACGATTTGCCAAATGAAGTGGGAAGTGTATGAATACGTTTACGATTTGGACGAAAAGCAGCGGCTTGAGCTTTACCGCTGGATGCATGAGGTATTGAATTGCCGGATCTACTAGGCCAATTTTCCCCCACCACAAATAATAAAAAGCGTCTACTTGTCTAAATGTCTTGACAGCCACATGTCTACTAGTTACATTGTCGATATGTCTAAAGTAGACTTTCACATCAAGTTGGACAAGGAATTGTTGAAGCGGCTGCGCGTGCATTGCGTTGAGGTTGAGCGGAGTGTTGGGGAATTTGTCGCTGTCGCAATTCAGGAAAAGCTGGCTCGCACAACGACTGTTGACCTCAAGAACGGCTCAAAGATTACCCTGACCAAAATGTCCGACGAGGATTTGAATGCAGGGACTAAATTGGATCAGGTGATTACCGATCTTCCTCCACCGGAGGAAACCAAGGTTGAGCCCAAGCCCAACAACCACAAGCTAGGCCGGACAGCCACGCACTACGTTAAGGATGAGTTTACGCAGGATTCGTAAGGGCTAGGCTCGGGAACGAGGGAGGACAGGGTTGCCCAAGACAAATGATATGCTGCGCGACGAGTTGTCGGCCGAAATAACTGCTACTTTTGAATTTCTCAAGGGAAATGAGGGTAAGCTGTTCGAATCACAAATTCGCAGTTTTGCCAATCAACAGACAATCATGATGGCACTCAGACGAATTTTGAAACAGCTTGGAGGGGGAAATGAACAAAATAGTTTGTGATGCTTGCATGGGTAAGGGTTATCAAGGTTGGTTTTTCTGGAAACGGGACTGCATGAAGTGCGCAAATTGGGGTTGTTTGGTGGACCAGCCGACGGCAGTTCCAGGCGAAATGCTCTCTATTCCTGACCCAAGACGATTGCGAAGCGTCTACCCGATGACCTACAGACCAGCAAGCAAGTGGGTTGAGTAAGGGCGAGTTTCCGCAAACGAGGGAGGACAAATGAAGAGGTTACTTCAGGCAATAATTCTAGGTACGGTTTTTATGGGTAGCCTTGCCTATGCGCAGTGCACGACCCAGAGTTTTTACGATACCCGCACGGGCAGGATGACGGTGTGCACCACCTGCTACGATGCGAACGGGAACCCTATTTCCACTATTTGTAGTTGAGGTTTTATGGCTAAGCTAAGCGATTATGAGTTTTGGGATATGGTAAGGGGGGCGGTTGAGGAACGGTATAAGGGTAGCAGCAAAACTTGGCAAATAGAGCCTCCTCCTCCATTCTATACTGAAATTGTGACCGGCGAAATTCGGGAGCCGGTTGTGCACCTGCCTATCAACGAATTCATTGAAGGTGTCAAAATGGCACCTGCGGTTTGCGCTTTCTGCAACAAAGTTCATCCTGGCAATAATTACTGTGCAAGGGAAGATTGTTGGCCGTTGGCCAACCTGGAAACCCCCGCTTGCGGCAGCGTTGCCTATATAAAGGAGGAGCTAAACCAGCTCACCGACAAGGAGCGCCAGGAAATCTATGTGCACCTTTACGCGCTCGGGTGCCGGATCAATAGATAGGAGGTAGTCATGCCCAAGAAAGAAAAGGTAGCTAAGATAGCTAAACCCAAGAAAGTCAACCTGGACGAAGGCCACGTGACTATATTGATGGCCCTTGAGAGTAAGGTGGCCGGGCTTCTGGGGCGGGTTGACGCTCTCGAAGCGAAGGTAAACGAGCTGGCGGCCGGCCAACCTGTGCCCCCGGCGGCCGCATAGGATGAAAGGTTAACGCCCTTGGGATAACGCCGCGTTCTCTCAAAAACGAGTATCAACCTAGCATCGGCTTTGTTAACAAGTACGGTTCCAACAGCTCGGAAGATCACAACGATTGGCTGATTTCGCAGAAGCGCACCCAACTTGAGCCAGAGCAGGCTCTTTTACTTGCCGTCCTAGAGGATGCTATCTATACCGCGGTAACCAGGATCACAATAACTCGCAAGGGAAAAAACACGCCGGAAAAAAAGAAAAAGGACCAGGCCAAGGCTCGGGCGTGGGTAAGAAGCAACGATCATTCCTGGGTTTGTTCCTTTTGTTGCGTGTGCGATGCGCTGAATCTGGAACCTGGCTACGTGCGGAAGTTGATTATGAAGAGATACGGCAAATGAAGTGGCTGGGTGACGATTATGATGAATCGAGCGGTGGATTTAGCCTTGGCGAGAGTATTTTTCTTGGCGGCCTTATAGGAACTTGTTTGGGTGTCGCGGTTCTGTTGTTGGCCCTATTGTTTTCGTGACCACCGTAACCCTACATAAGCCCTTGGTCATCACCAAGCCAACCGTGCTGGAAAACAAGGTTTACAATTGTGGTCCCGAAATGGTCGGCAAGACAATGATCGAGATCCCGAGCTCGCCGACAAACCGCAGGCTTGAGGATGTACACCTTAACCGCGTGACTTTGAATTGTAATGGCATCGCGGGTGCTGGATTAGCGGCAATCGATCTGTGGGGAAGCTCATTCACCAATGTCCAGGTGATCGCCCCAACCGTGACCGCCTATTATCTGGCCGGGGAAACATTCGCCATGCAGTACTGTGATTTTCTACGGTGCTCTGCTTGGTGTATCTGGAATACCGGCGCGTTACTTCTGGATGGTACGGGACCAGGGGTAGGCAACAACGCCAATGTTTGTTTCGGGACGTTTAAGAGTTGCTACTTTCACACCGAGGGGGGCACGTCGTTGGAAATCCGCGATTGTGACACCTGTACGTTTGAGAACTGCGGATTCGAAACTGTAACTGGCTTTGCTGTCCGCTGCTATGAGCGCGGGTCGAATGCCTGGGAAAACAACGACCCAGGACCAGGGCGGATGTATTTTGCCCATCCCGAGCGCGAGAATTTTGTATCCTGGGGAAAATGTAACGGGGCGCCGAACTTTGTTTCGCAGGATTAATTTTGCCTAATGCCTAGCTTGGAAGAATTAATCGAACGCGCCGACACTCTCACAGTTGATGAGCTAAAGGCCCTTCCCCGTGAGGACCGTATCAAGCTCGCCTTGGAACTTCAGCAAAAACGCCAGGGCATCCAGATGGAAAATCAGCTGCTTTTCTACAAGCCGGTTTCCGATGAAGCAAGGAGGTTTCATTGTTCACAAGTACAGCAGAGAATTATTCTTGGTGGCAACGGCAGTTCGAAATCGGAAACTCAATTGGTAGACCTTATTATAGAGATGACCGGGATTATCCCATACTCATTGCAGTCAATATACCCGAAAGAGAAACTTCGTGCGCCTTTGATGGCGCGCTTAATTGTAGAGAGTTTCACTTCTACCTGGGAAGGATCGATCAAGCCCAAACTAGTTTGGAATACCTGGACGGGCTTAAAAGACGGGATTCGCGGGCATTGGGGGTGGATCCCAAAAAGTCTCCTTAAAAATGGTAAGTGGGAGGACTCATGGAGTGCCGAATTTCGTACGTTAACCTTGACCAATGGATCGAAGTTACAGATCTTCTCACACGACCAGGAAGTTTCGAAGATGGCTTCGGCTTCAGTTCACCGGATTGCTGTGGACGAGGGGCCGAGCTCGGCCGAATGGCGGGAGAATTTAATGCGACTGAGGGAGGGCGGTTCTATCTCTCTTGCGATGACTCCGCCGGACGAAGAATCGAAATCCTGGGCTTCAGCCTGGGTTTACGATGAACTTTATACCAAGGGCCAGCTTGGACCTGAGAAAGACCCCGACATTGATTCGTTTACCTTCAAAACCCGCGACAATCCATTTGTAGATCAAGAGGCGATCACCAAGGCCATTAAGGGCATGACCGAGACACAGCAGGCCACCCGAACCGAAGGTGCGTTCACCCACCTCGGCGGCCTTGTCTATCCTATATATAGGGATACGCCAACCATGTGGTGTTTCACGTGCAACGAGCGGACGTTTTTGGTCAACAACACCTGTGGCAAGTGCGCAGGGACCGATTTCACCGAGTACACCAACTTTGTTGAGCCGGATCCAAAATATTACCGATACCCAACCGTATTCTTGATTGATCCGCACCCACGCAAGCCTGTCATGATGATTTGGGTTGCCGTGGATCCGATTGATGATGCTGCGCAGATCCATGAGATGGAATTGGACAAGGAACCCGAGGATATTGCCAAACGGGTATTTGAATTTGAGAAGGAAATGGATTTGACCATTGCCGCCCGTATCATGGACTCCAAAATGGGCGGTCAAGCCGCATCAAATGCCGGCAAACGTCACGTTAGTGTCAAAATGGCCTATGATCAGGTTGGACTTCGGTGTAAGATGGCAGACAATGATTTCGCAGTGGGTAAAAACCGTCTCAAATCACTCCTCAAGCCCGACGGCAGAACCAGGAAGCCTCGTTACGTCGTTTTCAATACATGTAAACGTACCAACTTCATGTTCAAGCATTTCGTTTGGGATGAATTCGTGCATGGTGACGGTAAGGACCAGAAGCAACAGCCAAAATCGCTCAACGACGATTTCCCAGCACTCGCCAGATATTTTGCCAACGAAGATTACACCTTCGCTCGCCTAACAATGGGTATCCAGCCGATGAGGAGCACAAAACGGCAGAGAAGGACGGCATATGGATGACAAATACCCAGGAGTTGCAGAAGGCGCAATCTGGACTTTTACTTCTGAGCAAAACGGCATCACCATAGGTGTGTCTAAAGACACTTTTCATGACTCGTTGTTGCTTACATGGAAGCAAATCGATGACATGATGAAGCGATGGAGGAAGAAAGTTGATTGAACTAAGTGGCTGAAGAAACAACCAGCGACAAACCAACTCTGGATCTTGCCAAGCCGTCAGACGATGCGCCTAAGGCAAAGCGGCTGCTACCCAAGCGATCTTTTAAGATCGACAAAGAAAAGTTTGTCCAGTACATCCTCCAGAACCTAAAAACCGATCTTCAGGACCGTGAGCAGCGCATGATTCGTAAGCAGGCGCGTGACATGAAGCTCGATGGGTGGCTAAGCGCCAAAACCTACCCGTGGGACAACGCCAGTAATTACCAAGTCCCGGCGATGTTGATTGCCCACCTAAAAATGTGCGGCACCCTCCAGAACGCTCTGAAGTCCATCCGTCCCATGATGGAAGCCAAGGCCAAGCAGCGGAGAAACAACGGCCGGGAACAGACAATCGATAATGTGCTGGACTTTCAGATGTTCGTGGAAAACCAGGGCGAGACGGCGATCGACAATATCACCACTCATTTTTGCCGTGACGAGGCGGTATTTGCCACGGTGCAATGGGTGAAGGAAACCCAGACGTTTCACGATTTGCGGCTATTGAAACCGCTTGACCCGGCTAAATCAGTTGAACTCCAGTTGCTTGAAAACCTCACAATTGTTTACCCCAACATGCTCACCCAGGAAGCGACAACAAACGATTATTACGAATGGAAGGTAACATACAAAGATGATAGCGGAGATATTCGGTACTCCACTTGCTGCTTTTATGAAATGGATGACGGGGCAATCCAAGCCGCCCTTGTTACCAAAGTCACAACCTTTGATGGACCCAGCCTGCAAGTCAAAAACTTTGAAGACATCGTCTTCCCAATTCGATCAGCCAATCTCCAACCGCCTTCTGACACGAACCCCGATGGAGCACCTTACTATAACGAACTCTTCACCTTTTCCGTGGACACTTGTAAACGACGATACCAAGACGGAACCTATCACCAACTCGACGACGACGGAATGGCCAAAATAGAGGCGTCAAAGTCAGTGGCGGGAAGCGGCGATGAAAGTGACACACCCAAGGAACAGACCGACCGCCAAGAAGGGGTCGAGCTTTCCAAGGCAAACAAGAGGGAGGACCGCCAGGGCGTAAAACACTATGGACGCTACGACGTTGATGGTGACGGTCTTGAGGAGGATGTTGTTGCCTGGGTTGCTAGGGATGCCGGTGTCCTTCTCAAGGTTGAGCTCCTCACCGAGGTTTTTCCCGTCATTCCTATCAGCCGACCGATTGCCCATGCTTCTTTTGAGCCTACACCAAATAGAGTTTACGGTAAATCCCAAGCGGAACTTTTAGAAACCCTAGAAGATGCCATGACGACGATGCTAAACCAGCACATCGATTACGGCACCCTTACCAACACGCCGTTTGGCGTATACCGCGCTGCCTCTGGATTAAAAGGCGAACCAATCTTTATTGAACCCGGCACCATGATTCCGCTAGATGATCCGATGAACGATATCAACTTTCCATCCATGCCGCAGCGCGATAGCGCGTTTGCCTTGAATACAATGGCGGTGTTGCAGCAATTCGTGGAAAGAATCCAATCAATGGGGGATACATCCTTTGGAAGAGTACCACAAGGAAAAGCCAGCGCACTTAGAACAGCTGGAACGACAATGGCTCTCCTGGCACCGGCAGATGACAGAGCAGAACAAATATTACGACGCTTATTCGGGCTTTTTGCAAACGTTTTCCAATTCTTTCATGCGCTCAACCGCAGGTACTTACCCAAGCAAAAAGAAATTAGGATGTGTGGCATGGCTGAAGCTGGGGAGGAAGCTTATGTCACTTTGGCTAACGGCTCTCAGGACGTAGACTTCGAGATTGACTTTGAATTCAAAGGGAGCCTGATCAACGCAAACAAGCAGGTACTTTCCCAGGAGATTTCCGAGGCGTTGTCAATCCTCGTTTCCCCACTTGCGTTCCAGGCCGGTTTCCTCGGTATGACCGAGATGTACAACCTGTTTAGAGATAAGCTGAAATCCTTGAACCTCGACCCCGACAAGTATCTGAAGCGGCCCCCCAATCCCATGCCTGGGCCGAAGTTGTTAGCTGAGGAAGTGATTTCAGCCATTCTCGACAATGGGTTGCCAATTGGCTCACCGCTTGAAGTTCCTGAGGAGCATTTGCAAAAGATCATCACCTATATGCAGTCTCCTCAGTTTGGTTTCATGAACACCACCCAGGCGGCGATTCTCAAGCAGTGGATGCTCAAGGTGCAGCAACTTATTCTCCAACAGATGCAATTGATGCAGGAAGCGCAGCAATTTAACCAGCAACAAAATAGCGGGCAAGGTGGCGGCGGCGGCCCCCCGACCACGGTTAGCTCAAATGGTACCGGGCCAGCCTCAAATCCTCCACTTAACGGCGCTCAGAATTTGGATGAATCTATCGCGCCGCCGGGGACACAATAAATGAGTAGACTTCCAGAAGAAAATATTGATCCCTACAATGTGGCAAGGGGCGGCATGTGGGACAGTCAACGGCTGATAATGGCAAAGCAAGAACAGCTCAAACGCCAGCAGGGCGAGGCAGAAGTCATGTCACGTCTTACGGCAAGCCCTGAGTGGGAAATATACGGGCGCAAGCTGGAGTTTGAGCTAAACCGTGCCAAACAACTCAGGGCACGACTGGAAAACGCTCTCTTAACCCAGGTTTTAAATCCCCAGGACTATATTGAGGCAAAAGTACATCAGGCCGGGGCAAAAAGCATGGTTGAAGCACTTGAGTTTAGCTTGAACGTGGCCAAGACACTTATTGAGAAAGGCGAGAAGGCAATAGCTGAATTAACCTTTATGGAGGCGAGAAAAGAGTGAAAAAAAAGATTCGCGTTTGGCTTCCGCCCGGCTTTCAAAAGGGGGGATGGATGGAAGTGACAGAAAAACAACTTATAAAAGCCATTATTCCTAAGAAACCCAAGAAGGCTAAATAATGAGTCAAAAAAACATTGCCAAAATAAGAACTTGCGAAAACTGTGGATATAATGCGATACTGACCGCAAAGCAGCTCATCCGACATTGGGAACAATGTATCAAGAAACCCAACAATGATGAGTCATTCGATACGTTAAATGCAGTCTATGTAAGTACATGGGTTAAAAAAACAGCCTAACATAAGTTTCACGCGGAGAGTTTGAGCCGTTGATGCGTTATTGCGTCGCGGCTTTTTTATTTTCTGCGCGGTTTCGCCTGAACCATATCACGGCGCGGCCTATCCTAGCCAAAACAGGGAGTTAAAATGGCAGAAGCCCAAGAAGCGGAAGAAAAGCCCGCAGTACCAATAGAAGAACCACCTAGCCAGCCAGCACCTATCGAGGATCCGGCTGATGACGAACGCCCGCCCGGTGGATCAGAGGATTTATCGGTTTACGGGCGCAAGATGAATGCTCGGGCCAAGAAAGCTGAGCAGGAAGCCAGGTTACTTCGTGAAGAGAATATCCGCCTTGCCCAGAAAGCCAAGGATGCGGAAGAGGCCAAATCAAAGCCACCTGATGAAATTTACAATCGGCAACAGGTTTTAGCTTTTGTTCGTGAGGGTAAATTAGATCGCGCTGTTGCGGATGACTACATCAAGGCCATTGTTGAGCCAATGGAAATCAAGGCGCTCTATGAAGCAGCACAGGCCGAGATTGCTGAATTTGTATCACTGATACCGGCATTAGGCGATTCCTCAAGTGAAGCCTACAGAAAAGCAGCAGCCGAGTATGCCGACCTGATGAGCAGGGGATTGCCCGACAACCACATCACGCGTGCTCTAGCGATATCGAACGCGCACGGCAAGTTATCAATTGTCAAGGAAAGGGCTAGGGTCCGCGAAATGAACAGCAATCCTAGAACAATGCCGGTAGACGGCAGCGGTGGCAGCAACAATGGTGGAAGTGCACCTAAAGATATGTCTCATGCGCCGGCACACCTCCAAGAGTACTGGCAAAAGGCGGGGCTCAACGAGAAAGAACGGGCGCAGCATTTCAAGACCTGGCAATCGAGGCAACCTAAAAAGTGATAGCAATAGTAAGTAAGTACGCCAAGTTGGGTGAGGGTTTTAGCAAGCGTGAAATTCTCAAGGCCTCAGAAGATCCTGGCAGGCGTACTAAGGCTCACGGCTACACTTCAGCATCCGCAGCAATCGACAACCGCGTTGCTCAACGGCTAGGCATAGTTCTTTGCGGCTACTGCCGTCCAAAATTCAACCCCAAAGCAGTGCATTACCGTCGCGCCTGGATTCCCAACGGTGCCAATATCGACCCTTATAGGACTGATGGTAAATGCGAAGATTGTAAGCAGCTCACTATCAACACCCCAGGTGGGGGTGTGATGTGGGTTGCTGAAGAACAGTACCACCACGTTTTCCACGAGCCAAGCGGAATGCGAAACGCCATGTGGGAACGTCTAAGAAACTTATTTTACAGGAGATAATATGTCGAAAGCATCTGGATATCTTTGCGGTCAAAATTGGGTAAAGCGTTATAAGCTGGGGGCGACCGCCGCTGCTACGCTTCTCCCTGGAATTCCCTTTTTAATGGTGGCGACAACTGGCGGCGTGGGGCCGGTCACGGCTACCGCTGGCGCCGATTGTGTTGGCCTTTCCCTTGGTTCGCCCTCCGGCGCTGGCTATACGACAACCCAGGCAACCGTTCTCGCTTCCGGCGAGGGCATGATTGACATTGAAATCAACCCCCATCTAGTTATTGAGTCAGTTCAATCTGGCGCGACCACTTCCGGCACTGCTATGCAGCTTGCCACCAACACGGTGGCATCGGCCGGTGGAACCGTAGTGACGGGTACAGGCTTAGGCGCCGGTGGCGACATCGACGGTGGGATGATTTGGCGGTATCAGTACGGTGTGGCCGGCGAACTCCGAACCATCACCACGCATACATCTACCACGGATCTCCGCGTTACCGTTCCTTTTTCCACGGCAATCGCTGTAGGCGACACCTTTCTCTATAGCACCTACAACGAAACCGGCAACGGCGCGGCCGGCGGCGACGGTAACTCAAATATCACCCTTACCAGCGATCTTTTGCAGGCGGACTCAAGCGCGGCATCGGGCGCGGGCATTGATTGCTGTGTCGTGAACTTCATTGCGGCAGGCCAATATGACACCTTGCTCCAGTGGGTTCTTGGCGATCATATCTTCAACGATAGCGGTTCTCTCGCTTAATTTCTGAAGGCGGGCAAGCCGGAATGCCTAAGATTTCCCGGCAAACTTAACCTTCAGGAGATTAATTATGCTTCGAACCGATCAAATGGCGGATCTACTGGACCCGCGCTTTCAGGACATCCTAAACGACCGTTTTAACAACATTGAGGGCGACATGGTTAACACCATGTACTCAATGAAACCTAGCAAGCTAATTACCGAGCGTTTCAGCACTTTGGGCACTATGGATGATGTGCAGCGATTCCTGGGCTCGGTTGATTACGATGATGTTTACCAAGGATTCGATGTGGCGGTTACGCCTTTGGAATTTGCCAAGGGGCTTCAGATTCAGCGGAGACTGTTCGACACCGATCAGTTCAACCTGATTGAGCAAAAGCCCAAAGCCATGACAGGGGCTCTCTACCGCACCCGCCAGAAGTTTGCAGCCCGGCCGTTCAACTTCGCCTTTGGTGTTGATAATTTCTTCTACAACCACAGCGAAGGTGTTTCCCTCTGTTCCAATTCCCATATTACCAACTCGGGCCAATCGACAGCGACAGGTTTTGACAACCTAAACACCACATCGCTCAACCCGGTAACTTACACCGCAGCTCTCTTTCAGATGTATAACTTTCGTGGTGATCGGGCAGAGAAAATCACCGTCAGGCCCAATACCCTGATTATCCCCAAGGCTCCAGCCATTGCTGAGCAGGCATATGAGATAGTCAAGTCATCTGCCTATCCTAGCCAATCGAATGCCGGCGTGGCGAACTACAACCAGAACAAGACAGAAATCATTGAGTGGATCGAGTTAAATAGCTCCACCAACTGGTTTATGACCGATATGGAGATGCAAAAAGAGCAGGGGCTTTATTGGCTGGATGCGGTGAAGGCTGAAATGAAGCTGATGGAAGATTTCGACACCTTGGTCATGAAACATCGCCTTTACGCGGTCTGGGCAAATATGTGGCTCGACTGGCGTTGGATCTGCGGTAGCCAGGTCTCTTAATCCTAACACTCGTCAGGTGTGGAATAGGTTTGAGACAATTCTGACAAAGGAGAAATTATGTCTTTTTTAAATAGATACGGCACTCAATTCGGTGCCATGCCTCAGAGCACAGGCACCGTGTGGTTTGTGTCGCCTTCGGCAACTTACAATATTGGCGGCCAAAGTTACCCTGCTGACAATGCTAACGCCGGCAACTCACCCGAAACCGCAGTAAGGACCATTCAACAAGCGATCACGAATGCGACCGCAAACGTGGGCGATGTGATTGCGCTTCTGCCCGGTACGCATACCTCGGCAGTGGGGGCGGTAAACAAGGCGGGGCTTAGTTTTATCGGTTTGCCCTACTTCCCTGAATCGGCAATCAGCGGGTACCATACCCAAGGGCCCCAAGTTACGGTCACGGCGTCAGCAACGATTGCTCTCGCGATCACAGCAGCCGATTGCGCGTTCTACAATATTCGGTTCTTGCCGGTGACAGCCCAAACCAATGTGACTCTAACCACGGCGGCCGCTCGTACCCGGTTTGTCCATTGCTCATTTGATAATACCGGCGTGGCTGGCAATGCAGCTACAATCGGCCTCGCTGTAACAACGGCGAACCTGCCTCGCGGCCTACATTTCCAGGGCTGTATATTTAGAGATTCTAGCGTGACGACATCTCAGGGCCCGGCCGTAAACCTCGCGGCTTCAAGGGATTTCTGGTTTCACCGCTGCACCATATATAAGGATGGCCAGATTGCCTCGGGTATTGCTTGGACAACGGCGATAACCCTGGAGGACTTGGCAACCGGAACCTTTGAGGAAGTGAACTATGTCGGTACAGAAGTTTCGGTAGGTACGACCAAGGTAATCACCGGCACGGCTTTGACAGGCGCGGGCTTGATTCACGTTATCCGTTGCACAAGCACGGTTAACACAGCCTGCTTGTTCTTGGATGACTTTGCGGCCGCCGATGTGGATTTGTGTTTGAATTACGTTGCGACTGTTGCGGGCGGCACTGGTGGCACCTTAATTACAGCGACAACTTAACTATCCCCCCGGCTCTTGGCCCTTTGCGTGGCGGGTGGAACTCCTCCCCATTCGCTGCGCCGCCAGGGGTACAAATGAAAGGACAGGTATGAGCGTAGAGACAGAAGAAATTCTAACCAAGGTGAAGCGAATTAAGAACGTGGCTAAAGATGGCGAGCTTACTCAGAAAGCCGTCAGGTTCATGACCCACCAGGAGCAGGACGCTAAAAAAGACGACTTGCAGTTTGTAGAAAGCATTCTCTCGCCGCATAACGTCTTGCCTAATCACACCATGATCACCCAGGATGCAAGGAAAAACCTTGTCAATTACTCGCGCTTTCTAAAGAAGGATTTAGCAGAGAACGTGGCGCCCGATAAGCTACCAGGTGAGGCTAAGGATGCGCTGATGAGACGGCGTGATTTCTTGGTTGAGAAGATTCGTGAAGGGATGCCGCCCAATGAAATCATGAAGCGCAATCCCCCCGGTGCCGTATCTCAGCACATGAAATGGATGGCGGCAACCAAGGATTACCAGCTTGAATATAAAAACGTCCAGCGTGCCCTTGAGCCTGATGATAACTCTGAGGATTTGGCAAACATTGAGATGTTACGCCCAAGTATGGCAGGCCCGGCGGGTGACGCGGCAACATTCATGGCGGATGCGCAGATACAAGGATATTTCGCACAATCGGCACTGGCAAAGGCCAACTGGCCGCTGGGTGAGCCAAAGATGGATACCGCGTTGGCCCAGGCAGAACGGCGGGAACTCGAGGAGCTGAGAGCGGAGAAGGCTAGGCGGGAAGAGGAGCATAAAGAACGGCAGCGCAAATATGGGACAAGTGCGGAAGCGTTAGCTAGGCAGGCCAAGAAGTCAGAGGAAACATCCAAACGGATGAAAGAATTCTGGGCAAAGAAAAAGGCCAAAATAACACCCGAGGTACAAAATGACCAAGCCCAACAAACCGAAACCTACGGAGATTGAGAAGTTTAAAGAAGGCGTAGCCAGGGCAGTAAAGAAGGCTTTCAAGCATCCGCATGAATGTGTGCAATTTCAAAATACGGTAGAGCAGGAAGATAAGGAATTTCTTGCTGCGCTCACTGCTGGCGCTGGCAAGGTTGGGGATACCACGCCCGTTATTACTGTAGCTCAGGCCAACCGTGGGCCAGCCACCTTTACCTTTGATGCACCACAGCCGATTCCTGCGGGCTTGCGTTTTGCTACTTTCAATCTTCCTTGCGATCTTATCAGTGATAAGCTGGCCACCGGGAAAAGTTTAGACATCCAGTTTTTTCTTTCACCCGATGGTGTGCAACCTTACGCCTTTGCTAACGGTACTCATTGGGTGAGTTACGGACCGAACGGACAGCACACAAAGAATCCTGACGGCACGCCGGGGCCAGATAACCCTGACCCGACAATAATTCTCCCATTGATTGATTTCCCTGGTAATCCGCGAGTGGGGTTTAGGCTTAGGGGTGTGATTGTCCTTAACAACTCATTTAACATCGGCGCTAACGTGTCGATTACAAGCTAGTGGCAATTGCTTTTGACAGCGCAGTGGATGGGGGTACAAACGGTGGTGGAGCTAATAGTTTAACTTTCACATTTAATAATGTTGCCGGGAACATTGTTTTTGTCGGTGGCAATGGTGATAGCGATATTTTGGACGTGACTAGTGTTACGTGGAACGGTGTGGCGATGGCTTTGGTGGAACGGTTACAGGGGGGCCTTAGTTCGCTACACGACCTGTATCTATACGTGTCGAACGGCACACCAGCTACAGGATCAAATAACGTAGTGGTAAGTGCTACGAACAATCAAACTTTGAGATTTGGCGCGGTGTCTTATTCTGGTGCGAGCCTTTTTGCGCAACCAGATGCCCACACGAACCATTTTGATTTTCTTAATCCTCTGACTACGCCGCTTGTTTCGATTGCCGACAATTGCTGGCATGTACTAGTGTTTGATGGATTTCATTCCGGCGCGGAAGCACCGGCAGCCGGGACCGGTACAACACGTAGAGCTTTTTCTACTGACACTACATGGGGGCTATTTGATTCTAACTCAGCTAAGACACCGGCTGGCAGTGTTAGCCTAGCAACTCAGTTTTCAACCATTGAACAAACTGCGGCGCATGTGATGGCGTCGTTTAATCCGACAGCGATTATTCCGCCCGCCGTCAGTGCTTCAGCATATTATTACAAGGCATAGATGGCGCTCACTGTAAATCACGTTTTCACCAATCCGGTTGCGGACGGCACAATCACGTCAATCGTTCGCCCCTCAGACTGGAACAGCGCCCACAAACTCGTTTACAACATGATCGATGGTATTGGCGTATCCGATACCACCTATTTCAGTGGTTCGGTTATCTTTTCCAATCAGGCCAATATCACCATCAACTCGTCAGTCAACGGCGCATCGCAGTACGTGCAGTTTAGCGTGGGTGCGGCTGGCTTAACTACCGCAATGGCGAGCAATCGCGGCTCTGATTTTGTACAGGCCACGGCAGGATTTAACGGAACCAATTGCAGCGGGACCATTGCGTCAAACTCGGTTTCTGTGAGCGTTGGCAACTATCTAACTACAGCCGATCTCTCTGCCAATAGTTCTAAGTATGTACAGAACTGGAAGCTAACCGGGAACACAGCGGGCACTACTTCAAGCGCACAGGGAACCGACCTTTGGTTTGATGGCGGCAACAGCATCACGGTATCCGGCAACAGTAATACCATAAGGCTATCAGTAGGCGCCTATATCACTACGGCACGGGGCAGCACCGACGCAATTGGACTCAATACGGCCGGGACCAACATGACATGGACAGCCAATAGCGCGGGGCTGTCTATTAACGCTGGTGGCTATGCAGGAACAAATACCGCGGCAACTGGCGCGTCTGTCACACTCAACACCTCGGGCATCTCCATTAATTTGCCCGCATATCTAACTACAGCAGATCTATCCGCCAACACCTCAAAGTTTGTCCAAAACTGGAAATTGACAGGCAACACGTCAGGAACAACCAGCAGTGCTCAAGGGACTGATTTGTGGTTTCAAGGTGGGAATAGTCTGACCGTCTCTGGCAGTAGCAACAGTGTTGTCTTCTCGGTGGGTGCCTACATTACTACTGCCGATCTATCCGCGAACAGTTCTAAGTACGTCCAGAATTGGAAGCTCACCGGGAACACATCTGGCACCACAAGCAGCGCACAAGGAACCGATCTTTGGTTTCAGGGTGGCAATAGTCTCACGGTTTCAGGAAGCAGCAATAGCATTGTGTTTTCCGTAGGGGCATATCTAACAACGGCAATGGCATCAAACCGTGGGACTGATTTCGTGCAGGGCACAGCGGGGTTTAACGGCACGAATTGCAGCGGCACGATTGCATCAAATTCGATTTCTGTCAGTGTGGGTGCCTACATTACCACGGCGGATTTATCTGCCAATAGTTCTAAATATGTCCAGAATTGGAAACTAACAGGGAATACGGCAGGTACTACAAGCAGTGCTCAAGGCACCGATCTTTGGTTTTCGGGTGCGGGTGCCATGACTGTTTCCGGCAGCAGCAATACTATTGTGCTTAGCCCTCCCGCAAGTTCGAGCCTGATTGGATCGAGCGGTATTTCGCTAAGCAGTGCGGGCTCAACAATTACTATTTATCAGCCGGTAGCATCTCAATTTGATCCCGTCAGGGCCGCACCTGTAACCAATTCCACTTTGGGTCAATCAACGCTTTATTTCTTCCCATTCGATAATGGTGACATGCTATCCGCTTCCCGCGTTAACTTCTTTCATTCAATTGCGTTTACCTACTCGGGGGCGCCAGCTAACTCAACCGCATGGCTTGCGGCAGGTTATGGCCTCTACACTAGAGGAACAGGAGCAAGCACCGATAGGATCTCACTGCTTACTAGCTATTCAATGGCCTATATAAGTGGCAGTGCTTCGAGTAGCACGCGTCTGTCTGTGACTAACTATTGGCAGGTATCGAATGGAACTACCCATTCCACGACTCAATACGGACAAAATAATGTGACGGCAGGAACTTATCTCACAAGCTCGATTGGTGGCTTTCGCGTAGTCGCTTTCCCGGTAAGTTCTTTGCTAACTCCCGGCCGTTATTGGCTTGGCTATTCAGTTCAAAGCTCCAGCCAGGGAGCCTCGTTGATTTTTGGCCATAGCGTCATGCAGGCGCAGTTTTCAAACCAGCTTGCTTTCCAGCCGTTCAATGTGGTTTCGGCTGCGTCTAATGCCTCATTCTGGGATGCGTCAAACGGGTTTGGAATTTACTCCGCACAGTCGGCAGCGTGGCCGAATAGCATTCCTTTAACATCAGACTCAATCAGGGCGGCGCTGGTCAACACGGTGCCAATATTTAACTTTAGCGGGATTAGCCAATCGAGTAATATTCTATGACGCCGCAGATAATCTCATACGACTTTGGCCGCCACAATGGAGATTTAAAAGGGGCTTCTGCTCGCATCCTACAGGGCGGCTCGTGGAAAAAACAGCGCATGATTGTGCTTATTCCGGCGGCAACCATGATGGCCAGCAAGGTTGCGCTGTCTCACTGGAACCTTATCTTCCCGCCCAATCAGGCAGTCCACAGGATGCTTTGCCTTGGGATGGAAGTAGGGGAGGCTTATTCAACTGCAATCGAAAGTATCCTGGCGCATCCCGATCTTTCACAGTGGGAATTTATACTCACGATTGAACATGACAATATTCCGCCGCCTGATGGTGTCTTAAAGCTGGTTGCACAGATGGAAAAGCACCCCGAATTGTCCTGCATCGGCGGACTCTATTTTACGAAGGGCGAGGGTGGTGTACCCCAGATTTGGGGCGATCCAACTGATGCGATTGTAAACTACCGCCCACAGGCCCCTGTACCTGGGCAATTGGTGGAATGTTGCGGGACTGGCATGGGCTTTAATTTGTGGCGACTTTCTATGTTCAAAGATGATAAACTAAGGAAGCCGTGGTTTAAAACACAGGCAAGCGCAGCCGGGGTAGGCACGCAGGATCTTTATGCTTGGAGCGACTTCCGTAAACATGGCTATCGGTGTGCTATTGATTGTGCGGTGATGGTGGGCCATTACGACCCAGAAACGGATACGACATGGTGAATGAAGCTAAAAGAGGATGTCCAGTATGCGGTGGTACTGCGGGATTTCATCTGTCATTTTGTACTCAACCATTGACCGAGGAAGAGAAAGACATTCAGCAAAAAGTTTACAAGGCAATTTTCTCAACTGAAAAAAAAGATGGGACAAGCGAAACTAAAAAAGAAACCTGAAAAGTATGGTCCTCAGCCTGTTGGGGAGCTATGCTATTGCGGCAAAAAAAACAATCCAATTGATTGTGCCTTCCCAACCTGTAATGGTCGGGCGGCATTAAAGCTCGATCTAGGTTGTGGCCAGAACAAGCAGGTGGGATTTACCGGCGTTGACCGCCGTCAATTTCCCGGTGTGGATCAACTTGTGGATCTCACCAAAACACCTTGGCCGTGGCCAAGTGATTCAGTTGAGGAAGTCCATTGCTCTCACTTCCTTGAACACCTTGACCACAACACCCACAACCCACAGCGCGTTAGATTCATGAACGAGCTTTACCGCGTCATGAAGGTTGGCGCCAAGGCATCAATTGTTACCCCGCATTGGTGCAGCAACAGGGCCTATGGTGATTTTACTCATGCCGATAAGCCAGTAAGCGAGATGTTCTATTACTATCTCAGTAAGAAGTGGCGAAAGGAAAACGCACCGGACAATGATATCGAGTGGAATCCGGATGGTTATAGCTGCGATTTTGAGGCTACCTGGGGCTACGGGATGCGAGCAGATTTGACGGTGCGCAATCAGGAATATCAACAGTTTGCTTTTGCTAACTATAAGGAGGCGGCGCAAGACCTGTGGGCAACGCTCGTAAAACTTGGGTGACACAGCTTTCCAAGCAGATGCGTTTCAAAACGATGCTTTCCAAATTAACGCAGGCGAGGAGCCGCCAATTGTTATCAATCACCCGCATTGGCGGGGTGCATCAACCATGCGCCGTTGCAGGAAGTGCTGCATAGCAATTTTAATGATGTTTTTCTAAGGAGATTTTATGGCAACCCCACCATATCTATGGGAAGAAAACTTTGAATCAAGTGTCACAATAGCCACCGCTACCAGCGGCAGCTTGATCGATGTGCCTCACTTTACCGAACTGGCCCGCCAGGGCATGGCACCTTACCGTGGCGCATACTGTCTTAGGATTCGGCTTGCCGGTGGCACCACGTCGCAGTTCATCAGGGAAGACACGGCATTCGATGATCTCATAGCCTCCACAACCAGATATATCCGACTCTATTTTTATCTCGGCAAGGATTTGGTGATGGCTGATGGCGACAAGTTCTCCTTGTTCGAGGCCGAGTCAACCCTTAACACTGTCACAGAAGCAGCCTTTGGAATTATCAGGACCGGAGCACAGCTCCTACTCTGGTACAATGAGACAACAGCGGCAGCGACACCAACAACGATTATCCTAGGCAACGCAGCTTTAGGTGCCAATACGGCACTTGGCCAATGGAACTGTTTTGAAATGAAGATGGTCCTTGATGCTGGCGGCGGTAACGATGGCACTTTGACGGGCTACTTCAATGACGGGGCGGCGGCAGCTATCACCGCACTAGACCAAGCAGCAATCGTTGACGCCAAAATTGGCGTTATTGGTCCCGATGCAGGTACAAGCGGTACAGTCCTGATTGACAAGATTTACTATGACGACCTCCAGATATTCAAAGATCCAAGCAGATTCCGCAATGCTAATGCTTACATGACCAGCGCCACCGATCATATTTTCTTAGGCCCTGGTAGATTCTCTTGTGCGCTTACCGGCACCGGCACAAATGCCGTTTTGACACTTTACGATAGTGACGGTATTCCAACCAACCTGGCGGCCAATGTTCTTGACCGTTTGCGTAACCTGACAGCAAATGAACGCGTGCCAAGCTATGATGCTCTTGAGGTAACCAAGGGCCTTTACGCCACTCTTAGCGGCACCAATGCTGAAGCCTTTTTCTCCTTTGATGAATGTGGCCCGGCCGGCCTGACTTCAGAAGCGCAGATTATTAACCTGGGCATTAGGAATGGAGCACCAAGACGATGATGTGGTTTTTCAATCGTCGTATTGAGCATAAATGGACAGAAGTTTTAGAGCCTGGATTGCGACGTATTATTGAAGAAAGGTACCTAGAGAAATATGAGTATCCAACTTCCCTACATTGAGAAAATTGAATCGGCTTCAGAACTTCTCGACTTGCTCTGTGATCCTAAGAAGTTTGCCGAACGGCTGAAGACGCTTGAGCAAGCCCAGGAAGCCGTAAACGTGCGGCTCAAGCGATACGAGGACTTCGATAAGATCGAAACGTATAAGAATGCTGCCGATGCCAAGGTTAAGGAAGCCGAAGAGAAGCGAGCCGAGGTTGCTGAATATGTGAAACGGCAGCGTGCTTCGGCCGACACGATCTTAGGCAAAGCAATGGCTAAAGATAAGACTGCCCAGGAATTTCATGATGAGGTTCATAAACGCCATGAAGCAAGGGAAAACAAACTGGATCTTTGGGACCAGGAGCTTACCAAGCGCGAGGACGCTGTTGCTAAGGACTTGGCTGCTGCCGTCAAAAGCAGGGAAGACGCAGTTAAACTCGTTGCCGAAGCGAACAGCATCAGGGCAGAATATGAAGCTAAGCACGCAAAGCTAAAGGAGCTAGCAGCATGATGCACAAGTTTGCTCTTACCGCAGGCATCCCACACCGCATCAATGGCAAGTGGCCAATCCTGGGCTTTCATTGGGGGTTTATCCAACCTGGCGAGTTTTGGCTACGCATTTTTTTGATCTGGCTACGCGTTGATATTTGTCTGGGTAAGCATTGGCCCTCGGTAGATGTGCGGGAACATTGGAAACAGTTTAAGGGGGCGCAAAAACTATACAAGAAAACTGACGGTTTTGGATTCGATTACCTTGGTAGGCGGGAATATTATGAACGGCAGTTAAAGTCATGTTAAACCCGACTACGTTATACCTATATCTATATGCCGGTGGCACGCCGCCGTCCAGGCCACCGCAGACCTTTTACCAGGCGCAATACTCACTCAAGCCAGGGATTGATGAAATGATTTTGCCCCATACCCTACAGACGGCAAGCATAGTGCCGGCGTTTACCCCAAGTTGGAATACCACGGTATGGGCAACGGTGATCACAGATACTTATTTGAAGGTTAGATTCGGCGTTCAAACGCCGCTCAAGGCTGCAACGCTAGACTATTCAGTCAATCGCGGGACAGGGGTAGCCGTAACATCAGGGGTCACAACCTGGACAGTTAGCCACAACTTTAACGATGCAACGGCCGTGATTCTCTTTGCCTCCAATTGGAACACAACAATTAGAGTTAGAACCAAAGCGGCCAATTCAACTATTGTTGATTTTAGCACCCCGGCACCAACAGGAGCTTACCTTTATTATGGTTTACACCAGGACGATTCAGACATCACATCAACTGAGGTTGTGTCTGATGCGGCTAAAACTCACACAATACGTCACAACGCATCCAGGGCTTTTCTCCCGATCTTCGTACAGCCAAGCTGGTACACAACCGTTACGTGGAAAGAAAAGTTGGACCTTAATCAGACAGTCATAAGCTTTGGCACTCCGCCAAGTGGAGCGGCAACAATGGATACGCGAGTAAAGGCTATTGGGAACATGGTGGTGTCATGAGTAGCACATCAGAACCTCAAACATTTCGTGAGTTACAAGACGACTTCATTTCGAGAATTAAGGAATCGTCAACCGTTGCATCCAAAGTAACACAGGCTAAGCGGCTTCTAAATACTGCTCTTGTTGACATGCACCAGGCACCGGGTAAAAGTTTTTCTTGGCCTGAGAAGCCCGGGGTACTTATTACTCATGCACCTTACGATACCGGCACGGTGACTATTACCGCTGCAAATAGAAATTTCGTGACGGGGGCTTCAACACTATGGAATACCGCTGTGCCAGGATTTGGGTTTAATAACGTCAGGGTTGGCGGGAAGATCAAATTTGCAGGTGGCCTGGATAATTATGAGGTTGCATTGGTGGGCTCTGATAACTCACTGACGCTTACCTCAGTTTATATCGGGGACGCTCTATCCGCTGCTAGCTACACCTATTACGAGGATGATTACGCTTTGCCCGGTGACTTTGAGGAATTCGTTGATCTTAGAATGTTCTCAACTGATCTCAACATTCCGCTAGTTGGCCGCACTGACTTCCGCAGGATGTTCCCGCGTAACGATCTCCCACAGCGTCCCAAGGTGGCAACCCACATCCAGCTTGATTTCAGCGGCACGGCTGCCGCACAGCACCGTGTGACGCTGTACCCGCCTCCAGATGACGAATACCAGATACCGTACTGGTACAGGAGTAACTACCTGGCGGTGACTACAACCGGGACACGTCAATCCCGCATGGTGAACGATAGCGATGAACCGATTGTGCCACTTGGCAAACGCCAGGCGATTACGCTCTATGCTATTTATGAATATTATCGAGACGATAAGGACGACATGCCGCGTGCTCAGGAAGCGTACCGAATCTATACCGAGTTTATGAAACGAATTGTGGGCGATAAAAGTGCCAGCGATTCAAGGCCTCAACTAATTGTGGCTAGCCGTGGGCGTGGAATGCGAGGCAATCAACGATTTGATTATGGAAATCGTTTTGACCAGATCAGGGATATAAAACGGTGGGGTTATTAAGTGCCTGACGCAATTTTCCCAACCATATTATTACCGCTTGGAAATGTAGGTTACGCTACCGATTTACCCAAGCAAGCGCGTAGTCTCACCCACTATGAGCGTGCAGACAATGTTATCTATGAGGTAGGCGGCCAAATTCGTAAGTTCGGCGGTGCAGAGAAAATCAATGCGCAAGCTCTTACCGGCGCAGTAACTGGCATGTACGATTACTGGTTTGGTGGTGGCTCTTTAGGTTTCACTCAGAAATTCATTGCTACTTCAGCCAACGGCAAGATTTGGAAAGACGATGGTGACGGCGTATTCGATGATATCACCGGCGCCGCAACCATCACCAACAATGCCATCCCTGTCTTCGGCACGGCCACCAATCTTTTGATTATCGCATTCCACACGCGCAACCCAATCCTACAATGGACCGGCGCGGGTGTTGTTTCAGCTCTATCTAGCGCACCATTGGGCAAGGGTTTTGTATTTCATGGCAATCGTGGCTGGATTTGGGACGGTAGCATTCTTTACTATTCCGCCTATGGCGATGTAACTGACTGGACTGGTATGGATACCGGCAACTTTGTGATCGATGCCGGCGATGGCGATGAAATTGTGGGATGCGCGAGCCATACCCGATCCAACCTTATTGTTTTCAAGGGGCCTAATACCGGCTCAATTCACACTATCAGTGGCACGGCGCCAAGCGGGGCAGATGCCTATGTTAAGGACGTGGTGTGTCGTGGCCTACCGCTTCAAAGTCCTCACGGACTTATTCAGCTTGGCGATGGTGACTTGGCCTTCATGACGCCTCGTGGCCTGCACCTTCTTTCAACTGTGTTCCAATACGGCAACTTTGCCCCGAAGGATATCACGCGCTATCTACGCCGCCACTTCAGGGAACTGATCAGCCGCGCTAACATGAATGCTACCTGGGGCGTGGATTATAAGGAAAAAAATTGTCTGCTCTGGGCAACAACCACCGTAGGCGCGACTAGAAATGATCAGATGTTTGGCATGTCTTATACTCGCCTGGCTGAAGATAACTGGAAACCATTCACGGTTACACGTGAGTGTTACAGCATGGCGATTAGAAAGAATCCTACAACAAAAATTGATGAAGTAGTCACGGGCTCAGCCGATGGATTTGTCCGGCGCCAGGATATCAACTTACGAAGCCTCGACGGGATAACCCCATATACTTACAACCTGACTTCGCCCAGGTTGCTTATAGGGACGGTGGACGCGGCAGGAAAGCCCAGGGGTGACATGCCGGGAGTATTGGAAAGCATCTATGTGCGCTCTGAATCTACGGGTGATTATACCCTCTATGGTTCATTCTCTAGGGACAATTTGCCTGCCGAGACTTACGGTTTTGCTCTAGGGGAAACCATTGGAGACTTTGTTTTAGGCACCTCAATCCTTGGGGTTGGCCGACTCGGGACTAACGACGCAATGGAAATTGCTTATTCAAATCCCTCTGCAGTGGGTGAGTGCCGTTCGCTCAAGTTTACTTTGCTTCAGGGCGGGCTGGACCAGGATGCAAACTTATTGGAAATGGGAATTGAATATACACCGGCCGGGCAGACGCGTAAATCTCCGGTACAATCGGCTAGGGATACTTAATGGCTAATCTAGCGCAATTTTACGTTTATAAAGACGGCGATATTCTCACAGCGGCACAGCTCAATGGCAATGACGCCAATCTCCGCGAGAACTTCATGACGCTAATCTCACCCCTCGGCGGTAGCTTAAACGTCAACAGCCAGAGCCTTACAAATATCGGTAGCGCCGTCTTTAGTGATGTGGCAGGAAATCCAACTTTACCGGGCCAGCTCCTTCTTGACGGTACTATACTTAAATTTTTTGATGGAAGCATTGTTCGAAATAATCAAGTCCTTCATTCCGTTTCACAGTCTGGCATAGTAAGCGGCACGGCTATAGAAGCCGTGCTATATACGTTTACCGTTCCAGCTTTTGTGATTGGCACTGCTGGTCAAGTGGTCGTTCATATGAAATCGAGGTTTGGACTATTGGCTGGCTCTAACGTCGCTATAAGAGCTTCTTATGGGGCGGGTAGTCCTGCCCAGGTAACGATTTCTAACGCAAGCGGGGTAACGGCAGCACTCACCCTCTGCCCGATCACCGTAACGATTTCGGGAAATGTCCTGGAATCAACTCAAAGCGTGCAACTCGAATGCAACATAACAAGCAGTCAAAGTAATCTTGTTAATGTTTTTGCCGCAACGGAAACCAATCTTTCACAGGTGGCTGTGAGCGGCACCAATTCAACTATCGCCAATGCCTTGCATATCAACGTGCTTTTCAGTTCGGCGGATGGGGCTAATCAGTGTGATTATCTGACGCTGCAAACGATAGCGATGTCATGATTGTTCGGCCAAAGGTACGATTTGCCACCAATGAAGATGCAAGAGATGTTCAAGAGATTCTAAATGAAAATGGACAAATACCTGGCGGGCATGACTGGTCAGACCTCGGTTACTCATGGCTTGTGGCAGAGTATGACGACACAATTATTGGATGCGTGCAGGTCATTGTCGGGAAGCCCTTCGGCCACATCGGTTTTCTTGCCGTTCTCCCCGGCTATTACAATGGTGGCGCTGGGGCTGTTCTCTGGCGGGCCGCTGAGAATCTTTTGGCAAACAGTGGATGTGACGGTTATACCGGCATGACTACCAATGAACAGGTGTTAGATAAGTTTCCCAAGCGCGGCGGCATTATTTTTGGCGATCCAGTAAGACTCCTTTTTAAGCGCGTATATCGAAAAGGGATTGATTATGGGCGGCGGCTCTAAACAAAAAAGTGTAACCAAGGTTGAAACTCCCCCTCCTACTCCAGAGCAAACTTTAGCTCAACAACAGGCGGCGGCAGCTAATAATCTTGGCATGAATCAGTTGGGTTATACCTGGGGCGCACCGCAGCATGCGGATGTTACGGATGCAACGCGTACTCAATACCTAGCAAGTAATCCTGCTGCTCAAGCACGTTTAGGAGTGCAAGATCCCTCTAACCCAACGCCGCAACAATTAGAACGGTCATATCAAGATTTTCTTGATCATGGACAGGCTGAAGGTGCGACTTGGGCACAGTCGGACAGTGGCCCCGCAGGTTGGCAGAAACGACCATTAACAGCAGATGAACAGCAAACTGAGGATAGAAATAAACAGATCAATGACCTTATCTATTCCAAGCTAACGGGCCAGGTAAGCCCGCAGGACAAGGCGAACATTGACACTGCCTATGGTGCAGCCCGTACTGTCGGAACCAATAATCTAAACACCAACTTTCAGAATGCCCTTGATCAACTCAACATGACTGCTGGGCAATCTGCAGCGCAGCGGGGCCTCAACATGGGCGACACTGGTATAGCCGGGCCGGTATCCCAAAACAAAAAACTGCTTGGCGAGAATTATGGTCAACAGCTAACAAACTTCAATACATCGCTTAGCGGTGCGCAGGCTGGATCAATGCTCGATGTGGGTAACACACAGCAAAACTTTGCTCTCGCCCTCCAGCAGTTCCAGGCTCAGCTTGCACAACAGGCAATCCAGAACCGTCAAGCGATTGGTGACAGCTTTTCTAATACCGCTATGGGGCTAGGTGCTTTGAATGCCCGCAATATCACTCAGACAACCATAGGCAATACTGCTAACCAAAGTTCAACTGGCTCACTCTTAGGTGGGGCAGGTGGTGCAATCGGCGGCATAGGATCTCTATTTAGTTCTAGCGCGGGCGGCACAAGCGCGGCAAGCGGAATCGGTAGCATGTTTTCCAGTTTTAGCTCGCGCAAGTTCAAAAGAAATATTGAAACCGTTGATCTTGAAGCAGTCTTAACAGAACTAGAACAGACACCAGTTTATGAATGGACTTACAATCCAAGTTTCCACGATTCACGGCGCCATATTGGCCCGGTAACGGAAGAGGCGCCAAAAGCCATTGTTAATGAGGATCAATTAGTCATACCCGATTGCGTGGGATTCCTGTTTGCTGCGGTCAAGGCACTTAGCGAGAAGGTAAAGAAGCTAGAAAATGGCGTTCGCTGATTATACGGGCTTGATTGGCAAGGGGATAGGCACCGTTATTGGTGCTTGGTTCGGTGGCCCTGCTGGAGCTGCAGTCGGTGGCATGGCAGGTCAAATGGAGGGTGATAAGTTCGGCGGCGTGCTCAAGGGTGATAGCGACTGGACAAGCATGTTGTCGCCTTCTGACCCATCAGCCATGTTGGGCGGTGGCCAACAACAACCAGCACAACCTCAAGGTCCAGCAAATCCTTTGATAGATTTGTCCCTTAATCAACCCGGCCCAAATATAAATTTTGATTCATACGGCGGGGCAACCTCAGAAGTTCCTTCACGGTTCGGCAGTCTCAACCTTGGTCTTGGCGGCCAGCCTGGCAACGCTACGGGTGATCCTATGGGAAACCTGTTTACTAATCCTAGTAATCAATTTGATGTGATGGCAGATTCACCAGCGCCACCGGCAAACTACTCACCTAACTTTACACCGACTGCGGCACCTTCGGTTGCTGATGCTGCGGCTCCAAGTGGTGGTGGATTTAATTGGGGCGGCTTAGGCCAGGCACTTCAAGGTGTAGGCAATGTGCTCGGGGCTACTGGAGCGGGGCTGAATGGTGATCCTTACTACAATATGAGGCTACAACAGCAAGTGCAGGACGCGGCACACCAGAAACAGGTAATGAGTCTTGAACAACAAAAGTTGCAACTAGAGAAAGCCAATGGTTTTAGAAGCATGTTGGATCTTGCGGCAACAGTGAATAGTTCAAATATTAGCGATGAAGATAAAAAAGCATTTGCTCCTCAATTTACCAAATTAATGAATGATACTACCGGAATAAATGTAAGCCCAGAATTTGGTATAAGCCTGCTCACAGGAAAAGGTAAGGCCGAAAGATTGGCGGCTGCTTACCCAGATCTCGCCAATGCTTTTGCCAGTCCTTCAGATGCCGCAGCGTTCATTGACAAGATCAATAAAAATCCTGGGCAAGAAGAACAAATATTAAACGGTAAATTCTATGAGTTGGCCATTAATAAAGTGCAGTCTGGCCAGGATGTTCCTGATACCGTGGCTGCACATCTCAACGAGAAACAAAAAGCCAACCTTGGCGACTCAGTTTTTAATAAACTCATGGGTAACGCTAATCGGCTCACACCCGAGGAGAGATCCCAGGTTACATCTAAAGGATTGTTGACCACCCCCAATGGCAAGTTCCTAACCGACGAGCATTTCACCCGGTTAAAAGAAGCAGGTTTCCCCAATGTTGAGGCAGCATCGGTTCTCAAATCCAAGGCAATAGCCGAGCCAGCTAGGGCACAATCAGAACAGCACTTTCAACAATCTCAGGCGGCAACACGGGCCAATGAGGCGGCGAACAGAGCACAGTCTGAAAGCCACTTCCAGCAATCCAAGGCACAGTCTGAATCTCACTTCCAGCAGAACAAAGCTCAACAGGAAGCTAACGCTGCGCCCATAACCGAGACAGTCACGCCGGTTAGCAAGAGCCAGATGGAAGGCGCGGCTAGCGTTCTCAATAGTGTGATGGATACACCGGATTTCAAGAAGGCTAGCGATACTGTTAAACAGCAAAAACTAGAAGGAGCATTGAAAGCTCAAGGGTTAAAGTTCGCGCCTGGGACAGATATGAAAGCTATCTCCAAAAAATGGCTAGGTGGAATTGATCCTTCTAGCTTGCCGGTTGTCAAAATTCCCGCGGTTGGCAAGGGCCGGGGAATGCCAACTGGTGGTACGCCGGGACAACCGTCGATCAATGATTTGATCAATCAGTACACTCAAGGGAAATAATGCCCGCTGATATCCTCCAAGCCATAGTGAACCATCCTGACTACCAGCAGACGACGCCAGAGGTTCGTCAAAAGGTATTGCAACAGGCATTCAATGACCCCGATGTAAAGGCGCTTAACACCGATCAAAAATTGGCATTGGTAAAGCAGATCACTTACCCCGGCGGTTATCCAACTGAGCAGGAAGGTGAACCGCAGTTTGAAGGCAACATTGGAGCGGGTGAAATAATCCCGCAGATGAAGCTCCAGATTGGCGGCGGCATCGATACCCTACAGAAGGCATCTCAGATGCCGCAGGGGATGGATAGGGTTAAGCAAGATATTTCTGGCGGTGCCCAAATCCTGAGTGGCGTGGGAACGGCATCGGATGCGGCCGGGATGGCGGTAGGGGTACGCGCCAAGGCTCTATCTGACACGCTCGGGTTGCCACCAATGGCAGGGAATATCATCGGCTCACTTGCTTATGCCACAACTCCCTTTGCTTTGATGGGGATTGGGCAAAAGATTGCCGGTGCTATTACCTCTAAGTTTGGTTCAAAGGTAAGTCAGGCCGATCTTGAAGCAGCCCGAAGCGGATTGATGACAGTACAAAAAACAGCAGCCCAAACTCAGGAAGCACTTGACCTAGCCAAGGCAGGTGAGGCGGCATCTACCGTGCAGGCTTCAGTTCAAAGTGGCCTTAGCCAAGCATCGGCAGCCTCTCAATCCGCTGCCGAGAAAGCCTTAGTTGCTGGACAGACAGAAAGAACTGTTGGCCAAACCGTCACCGATGCCCTAGTTAAAACCAGGCAAACATTACCCCCTGCCGTTCCAAGGAGCCAAATTGGCACCCAGATAAAGAGCGACATCGAGGCCAAGATTAACGACTTGCTCGTGGAAGCTCGGGGCCAATACGATCCTATCATGCAGGAAGCGGCCAAGATTCCAGTCGGTGGGGTAAGCAGGAAACAAATTGGGACTATTCAACCGGGAGTTAGCGAGCAGGTAAATGCTGCTCAGATGGCACGCGAGGCGGCAACCTGGCGCGATGTGAGCGCCGAGACGGTGCAACAGGTTAGCGATCTATCCAAGACTGAAGGGATTTCAGTCAGCGAAGCATTCAAACAAGTGTTGGCCAACCAATCTAAAACCACCGTGGCCGATCTCATTCTGCAAAAGCAAAGGGCCAATGTTCTTGTTAGACGTGCCCTAAATACTGGCCAGGATAATGCGGCTCGTATTGCTAAAATCGAACTCAACAATGTCAACCAGCAGATTCAGGCTGCTTCGCCTGATATCGCCGCCAAGTTAAAGATGGCTGACAAGTTTTACGCTGAGCAGTACGCGCCTGTGGCTTCTTATGGTGCCTTCCCTAGAACAGTCCGCGACATGCCGGTTGAGGATATGGCTAACGAGATTGTCAGGCTCGGCAGCCGCAAGGGTTCTCTTGAGGCCCTCGACAGCATGGAGCCTGTGTTTGCCAGTGCAGAAGGACAAGTTACCAGGGCACAACTTGCCGGGAACGTCTTTCAAAAGTTGGTGGAACGCTCAGGCAAGGGCCAAGTATTCTATCCCGTCAAAGCTGTGGCTGTGTTCAAGCAGATGGACCCCGAGTTAAGAACGCGTTTGTTTGGTTCAAGTGCAGCAGAAATCACACAGGGCTTAGAGACAATGGCGATCGCTACGGGCAA